GGTTGATAAAAATGCGTAAAGATTTATTAATTATGTTAGAAGAATATGATAAGCGTAGAGATAAGAAATTTTTAGAAGTTTTTCCAGAATTTAAAGAATTTTTAGATGGATGTAAAAAATTGTGAGATAAGGGGTTAGTATAATGTTTGGAATATTAACAAATAAAGGACAAGTTTCATCTGTTTCATTGGATGGTTTTATTTCAATTGATAAAATGAATTATTTTGAAACATATTTTGATAAACAATTTAAAAAGTTTTGTGATGACCTTCCACAAATTGTAGAAAAAAGTGAAAAGGGCAAAGAACATTTGAACAAACAAATTGAAATATATGGTAAAGAAAACATACCTTTTTCAGAAAAAGTTTATTTATTTAATTCTTTAATGAGCACTTGGTATGATGATTGGATTGATCGAGATGATGGGTGGAAATTAATAAAAACATATGTACCTGAATTTATAGAATATTTACATGACAATGTAGTAGATAATTTATATGGAGTTCTTATAAAATATGAACTACCGGATAATGTTATGGAATTTCATAGAGATTGGGGAGGTGATTTAGGATTAAATCCCCTCGAAGAAGAATCTCGTCACGCAAGTGAAACTTGGATATGGTTTAGATTTTCAGATACTAAAAAACTCTATATTTCAGATATAGATGGTAAAGATGATATTTCTAAAAGAATACCGATGAAATCTTATGGTGCAGTATTTAATGCATTTGATTATCATGGATGTTATGATGGTTCGAGCGGATTTAGTGCACGGATTAATGGTGGATTAAAACAGAATATTATACATGGTGAAGGTATTAATATTTCTACTTGGAAAGAATGGTATCCACCCGATGATTATTGGAAAAAACGAGATTTAACTTTATGATTAATTTAGTTACAGTTTGTGGTCATAATACCACAATGTTAAGACATATGTTAAACCATTATAAAGATATTGTTGATGACATATTTGTAGTGGCATATCTTCATAAAAAGGATGATGGAGTATTAGAAGAAATAAAAAAAATTGTTTCAGAAATAGGTTCAGATATTTATAGTAAGATAGTATTGGAACCATTTAATTGGGAGAAGGTTACATCGTTATATAATGAGACCATTTCTAAAAAACCAGATGATTGGTGGATTGTATCAGATGATGATGAATTTCATGTATATCCATTTGAATTAGATGATATTATAGATAGCTGTGAAGATACAGGATATAAATTTGTTACAGGAGCATTTTTAGATAGAATTGGAGATGGAGGAACATTTCCAGAAATAAATGATGATAGTGATATTTGGAAACAATTACCATTAGGAGGTTCTTTTAGGATGAGAGTATCTAATGCATGTCCTAATAAAGTTCCAATTATACATGGTTCTTTAAGATTGGAAAACGGACAGCATTACGTAGTATTTGAAGACGGAAGCACTTCATATGGGAAGAATTTTATTAATCATCCATTAAGGTATCCAGTAGATCAATGTTTTATTCAAGTACATCATTTTAAGTGGGATAGTTCTATTATAAAAAGATTGAAACAAGTTACTAGAATTAAAGAAAAATATACATATCATTGGGAGTATCAAAAAATGTTGGATTTTATAGTTGAAAATGATTATAAAATTCCAATAGATAATTCTAAATTTTATATAGAAAGAATAGGAAATAAATTTACAGATCATTTGAAGTGGGATAATATAGTAAGAGAAAGTATTTTTTATAAACAATGAAACTAGCATTTATAATACCAACTATAAAAACTGATGATGAAGAAAGTATGAGAGAAAAACTTTTTTATCATATTGAATATTTTTTAAAAGATATTGATAACCTAGATTGGAAGTTATTTTTTGTAGAACAGCTTACTAAAAAACAATTGAATTGGGGTAAATGTTTTAATATAGGCGCAAAATTTGTAACTACAGATGATGATTTTTATAATTATTTAGTATTTCAAGATTTGAGATTAGAACCTATTTTTGATAATAATATTTATAATGCGGTTGATAAACCAATGCATCTAGGATATTCATTTATTGGAGAAGAAGAGTATTCGGAAGAATCATCTATTGACGATTTTTATAATGATACACCACTTTATGATACTTATATGGGAGGTTCTATGATTATTCCATCTAAATTATTTGAATTAGTTAATGGATTTTCAAACAAATATTGGGGATATGGGTTTCATGATGATGATTTTTTTGAAAGAATAAAAATTTTTAATTTACCTACTGATGTTAAATACACTAAAGATGTAGAATTAAATTATATAAATTTAAATGGAGAGACTAGTTACGGTAAATTTGTTGAAAATGAAGTTATATCTGAATTATTTAATGATAGTTTTACAATTAACGCTAAGTTTATGATAGATAAAAAACCAACACATACAGTCATACAGGATAATAATAGATGTGAATATCAATTAATATGTAGACCTGGATATCATACTGGCATTAGTATTACTAATAATATGACAGTGAAATTAAATGTATTTGATATTAAAAATAAATTGTATAGTACAGAGATTAGAATTCAACCTAAAACATGGTATGATGTTAGTTGGTCATATAATAGTGATACTTTATTGACTTCTTTTTATGTAAATGGTAGGATTATAAAATCTATTAAAATGGCAGCTGAAATTAAAAATTATGACAGAGATCCATTATATGTTGGTGTGGGGAATCCAAAAGGAAATATGTGGCGGAGTTATTTTAAGGGAAAAATATCAAATATTTCAATTTATAAAAAATATATGGATGCTTCAGAAATAGATCAACTATTTACTTATGGTGTAGTGTCTCTCGAAGAAATGAGGGGAATAGTTCCAGTAACATATGTGCCTTTTAAATCTGGTTATAAAAATATGAGTTTTGATATGAGCGAAAATTTGAATCATTTGAGGATGCTAAATTGTGATATATCGACAGGAATATTAAAAAGAGCTACTATTAAAAATGTCCCATATAGAAGCAGAGGAATTTTTAGATATCGTGGTAATGTTATGGCAGATTATGTAGGTAAAAAATCATATACAAATAATAAAAATAATTATAAAATATTAACTGAAACAGTTAATGGTGGAGAGGAAGTTGTTAAATCTGATGGTTTGAGTAATTTAAGATTTAGATTATTAAAAAGATTTCAAACGGTTGGTAATATTTCATTAGATAAGGCGGAGATCTTATCTGTTCAATTATAATATAGGAGTAAAAAATGGAAAATGAAAAAGATGCACGCGATTTATTAGATAATAGATCACCCAAAAATAAAATAGAAGTTACAGAAGATTCTTCTGTTATAACAATGCTTTCCAAGATTATAGAATTGTTAGAGCAGTTAGATTGGAAATTATGGGAACTTTATGGATATCAAAAAGCAAGTAGAGATGAAGAACTTTTGAATTCTAATGCAAATTCAAATGATTTTGAAACTTTCTTTGCAGAATTTAGAACGTTTATGGAAGATTTTAAAGCTGGTGGAGATTCTGATAAAAGTGTTGTAAGTAAATTATTTGAAAAAGATAAATAATGCAAAAACAGAAATTAGGAATACTTGTACCTTATAGAAATAGGGAAGATCATTTAAAGTATTTTGTTCCAACTATTAAAGAATACTTAAATGATAAGGGTATTCAAAATAGTATTTATATAATAGAGCAAGGAAATAAAAAACCTTTTAATAGGGGCAAGTTATTGAATGTTGGTTATGAATTATTTAAGGATGAATGTGATTACGTATGTTTCCATGATGTGGATTTAATTCCACAAGAAGATAGTTGTGATTATTCAGTTGTACATAGACCTACACATTTAGCTTCTCGGTTAAGTAAATTTAATTACCAATTAGTTTATGATGAATATTTTGGTGGAGTAACATTATTTAATAAAAATCATTTTGAATTGATTAATGGGTTTTCTAATGAATATTGGGGGTGGGGTTATGAAGATGATGATATATTATATAGGTGTAGAAAACGTGGAGTTCCTTTATATGAAAATAGATTAGGTAAATATAGTAAATTATCTCATGAAAATAAAATGGTATTACAGTTTATTGATAAATCATATATAAAAGTTATACCAGGTCAAGTTTTATCAGATACTTTTAAAGATTCATTTACTATACAATTATTATTATATCCTTCACATGATCTTATATTGAATGAAACATCTACTTATGATGAATATTTTATTTTATCTAAAAAGCATTATTTTAATTTATCATTTACTAGTGGGTTACAATTAAAAGCATCTATAGTTGATAAGAATGGTAAAGAGTGGATGGTGTTATCACCGAGATTATCAGAGCAATGGATACATTATGTATTTACTTATGATAAAAAAAGTGGTATTATGAGAAGTTTTGTTAATGGAGTAGAATCATCTACTTCACCAGTTGTAATGGGTGGAATTTCAATTAGTCCAGCTAAATCTTTTATGTATATGGGATGTGACGATCCATTTACTGGAAAAACAAATAATTTTAAAGGTTATATAAATCAAACTTCTATATGGAATAAAGATTTAAAATGGAGAGAGATAAAGGCATTATTTAATAACGGTAATATATCTGACCCATTAATTAAGACACAATCTTATAACTCTGTTGAAAATTTAGTTTATAATGTTAATGCAGAGTTTGTGAATGATAAAAAACTTACTGATTATAGCGAGTTTAATACAGAATCTATTTTATCAGATGTAATACAAAAAAATATAAATGTTAAATTCGGATATCTGTCGTTAATACCATATAGAAGGGATGGTAAGTTTACTTGTTTAGAGCATCAAGAGAGTGGATGGGATAATTCTAAATATAAAGATTTTAATAGTAGAGAAAATCAATTACGTTTTTTTAATAAAGTAAAACGTAATTTAGTTGATATGAAAAAGGATGGATTGTCTACATTAGATTATAAAATATTACAGACAGATACTTTTATGGGTGAAAATAAATATGTGAAGGTGGATATTTGATGAGTAAAAAATTAGCTATTTGTGTTCCTCATTATAAAAGAGAGGAACATCTTAAAAAGTTTATTCCACATATGGATAAATTTTTTAAGGATAAGGATATAGAATATAAGATATTTGTAGCCAATCAAGTCTATCCAGATAGTGTAAGTGGATTTAATAGAGGAACTGCAAAAAATATAGCTTACGATGTGGCACAAAAGGAAGGATATGATTACTTTTGTTTCCACGATATAGATATGGTTCCAGTAGATGACAGTTGTGATTATAGTTGGCCTGGTGAATATCCACAACATCTGGCGGTACGCGTTGAGCAGTTTAATTGGGGATTACAATATGAAGAATACTTTGGTGGAGCTATTTTATTGACTAAAGATCATGTAAAAACTATGAATGGTTATTCTAATGGTTATTTTAATTGGGGAATGGAAGATGATGATTTTTTATACAGAGCTAAAGTAAAGGGATTAACAAAGAAAGATTTTTTACCTGAGATTTCTATTGATAGTTTGAAAGTATTAGATTTTGATGGTAATTCTTCTTATATAAAAACTAGAATAAATGATAAATTAAATAAACTTACTGAAAACTCATTTACATTTTCTACATTTGTATTACCAAGAGAACGTTTTGATGTGGAACCATATTTGATAGGTGATATAGAAAATAGAAGATTTCTACATTCGTATATTATAAGTAGACCTACTTTTCAATTGGGAATGGGATATGATAATTCAAGCTGTTTTTCTGGCGGATGTTATAATATTAAGAATGATCATTTTTATATGTGGGCCAAAAGACAACATGAATTATGGACTCATGTTGTTTATAGAGTAGATGTTGAAAATAAAAAATCTTCATTATTTATTAATGGAGAGGAAAGTAGTGCTAGATTTGGGAGTGGTATTGAGAGCCCTATGAATATTGAACCTCCACTAAAAAAATATGGTGGGATGTCGTATTATATTGGAGTCAATCATCCAGATAGAAATTCTATATACTTCGATGGACAGATTGGATTGTTGAGAATGTATGACAGAGCATTACCTGATAAGGAAATAAAAAATATGCATACAGAAGAATATTTTAATAATAGGGGAGATGCTATTTTTGATTTAACATTAGATGATAAGAGTTGTGATTATAATAATGTTTATAATCAAACAATAGATTTTCCAAAGGTTAAGATGAATGAATTACCATATAGGAGACAAGGGAAATATAAGTCATTATATCATAAGCGGAATGATATTATAAATACAAAATTTGTACATCAAAAAGATACTAGTATAAATGAACAAAGATTTACAAATGAAGTATTGACTGGTTTAATTGATGTAGATAAAGATGGAATTACTGATTTAAATTATGAATTAACAAAGAGGGAAAAACTTTTTAATACAGAACACGAATTTATAAGCTATAAATGTAATCAAAAAATACCATCGCATGTTGAATTATTATGAGTACACTTTATCAAGAGATTATAGCTCAAGATTTAGTTAGAGAAGAAAGACTTTTAAGAGCCGAAGAACGCGCGTTAAATAAAGAAAAAAATAAAGATGTTGAAGGTGATTTAAGAATAGATTTAAGTGATTATATTAGACAATCAAAAAATTCTAAAGAACGGGCTAAATATCGGAAAGTTACCCATCTGTTAGCGTATAAAAATTTAAAGCCTCAAGATGTTTTATTAATGCAAGTACCAAATATAAATGAATCTGGATATTATGCGGGAGTAGTTTCACTTAGATCTTATTTTAAAAAATTTAATCCTGAAATATCAGTAAAAATTATAGACCCAGTAATCGATTATTTTGCCGAAAATCCACCAGATAAAAAATCTGAATTTTTTAGATTATTTAATACATATACCGAACAGGGAAATTATGAGTTATTATTTAAATATAAGGAAATAAACGATATAGTAGACAGTTATATTTCAAAATATATAGAAAAAGGAAAACCAAAATTTGTAGGATTTAGTATAATTGATGGTAATGTAGATGCGACACTTGCTATCTGTAAATTAGTAAAAGAAAAATGGCCTGAAATAAAACTTATTATAGGTGGTAATGGTGTGCAGTTATTAAATTGGGGATATGCACCAATCACTGAATATAAATATGACGATTATAATTTCGTTGATTATATTGTAAGAGGTGATGGAGAGGTTACATTAACAGAGCTTGTATTATCGGATCAAATTCCAAAAACTTTGAAAAATATAAAAGGTTTAATTTGGAGAAATGAACATAATAAAATAGTTGATAACATACCACGAGATAATACTGAATTGGATATATTACCGTATCCAGATTATAGTGATTTGATGGATAATTATTATTATAAACAAAGTTATGGTGGAGCCGTACCAATAAATTTTAGTAGGGGGTGTCCATATAGATGTACATTTTGTTCAGTGCCTACTTTTATTCCTTTATTTAGATATAGACCTTTAGATAATGTACTGAAAGAAATGGAGTCGTGGATAAAACAAGATAAAAGAGCATTTTTTTGTCATGATTCAATCGTAAATGGGGATCCAGAATGGGTAGAAAGATTATGTAATGCTATAATTGATAAAGGATGGGCAGATGGCCAGCCATATTCGGACACCAGTGGAAATATAACTTGGGGTGGTAATTTTAGATTACAAAGCCCAATGAGAAATTTAGAAACTTTAAAATTATATAATAATGCTGGAGTTGATAGAATGATTATTGGGTTAGAATCAGCTTCTGAACCAGTATTAAAACATATGAAAAAGTATGGTAGTATAAAAGGCACCAGAGAAATTTTTGAAAATATTAGGGAAGTTAATAAAACTAGTAAAAGGCCTATAAAGATAATGCTTCAACTAATAATTGGGTATTTAAATGAAGGTGAAGAAGATTTTCAAAAGACTATGGATTTTGTTGAAGAATTTCATGATGTTATACATGAAGTTTTAACTTGTTCCGCTTTCTTATTATGGGATCCGTTAGAGAAAAGTTGGAAAAAGGAAGGAAAGTATTTAGAATATAAAAATAATGTAGAATGGGAAACAGAATATAATACTGTTGATGATAGATTAGATAGATTAGATAGGATAGAAGAATTATTTAAAAAATTAGATATAACTTATAATGTTTATCATAGAGGAGTATATAAACAAAAGATAGCTAAAAATATTTAAAAGAGGTTTTATTAATGTTTAGATTTGGATATGATTTTTATAATAATGATAAACAAAAAGTATTACTACCTAATGGGGTTTTAAATCAAGAAAATGCTGATGGAAGAGTTTTTAAATTGTATTTGCCTCCCTGGTGGGGTCATTTATTAAGGCGTATAAATTTAGATTTTGAGGTTAGAAGTGTAGAAGATTTATCAGGTAAGGAACTGACTACTAAATGGATATATTTACTAGAACCATTTGGTGATCCATATGGTTGGTTAGGATATGAACAAGAATGGTTAGATTCATCAGAACAAGATGGTAAAAAAATTATTGATTCATTATTTAGTGGAATAAGTGAAACTGCTTTAAAAAGTGTTCGTAATGATAATGCTATTATATGTGTTTGGCATGCAGGGGAAGCACCTAGTATAAACCACGTGGATATAAATTTATTTGAAGAATTTCATAAGGAATTGAAATCAAAGGATATAAATCCATCTAATTTTGTATTTGTGAATGGTAATTTAAAAATAAAAAGTCAATATAAATATTGGAAAAGAAATAGTGAATATAACGATCAGAAAGATATTCATATGATAGAATTTACAAGTTACAGGCATGTTGATTATCCAAAAACATGGAACCTTGCTAATTTTGATGAAAATAAAATTACAAAGAAAAAATTTTTATGTTTTAATAGAAATTTAATTAATCCACATAGATTAGTACTTCTTACAATGTTATATGAAAGAAATTTATTGTCATCAGGAATGGTTTCATTTGATAAAATACAAAAAGATTTTCATTTTAAATTAATGAAAGGAAATTTAAAACATTATTTTAAATTTAGGCAAAAGCTTATAGATAAAAAACTTAAAACTTTAAAAGAACTTGCAGTTTTATCGCCGAGTGTGGTAGATGTAGATAAATGGGAAACTAATCATTTTGATACATCTCCATCTTGGCCTTATGAGGAATCATTTTTTTCACTTGTAAGTGAGACTAATTTTGTTCAAGATACTATTTTTTTAACTGAGAAAATATGGAAAGCAATAGCAAATAAACATCCATTTATAATTGCAGGTAATCTAGGAGTTATAAGATATTTAAGACAAGTAGGGTTTAAAACATATCATCCATATATTGATGAATCTTATGATGAAATAGAAAATCCGTATAGGAGAATGGTAAAGATTGTAGATGAGGTTGAGCGATTATCACAAATGAATGATAAAGAAATTAAGAATTTTTTAACTAAAATAAAATATATAGCAGAATATAATTATGAAAAACTTATTAAGGATCATAATCTTATTAATAAGGCATTTAAAGAATTAGAGGCGATAACAAATGAATAACCAAATGTTAATTATAGGTTCTAATGGTGGAGTTGGAAAAGAATGTGTAAAACATTTTTCAACAATGTATGAAGTTATTCCAATTTCAAGAGAACAAGGTGATTTAAGAGATAAAGATTTTTTACGAAGATTGGTAGATAAATATAACCCAAGTGTTGTATTGAATTGTGCTGGAGTTTTTGAAAAGGGTTTTTATGAAACTTTTGAAAGTAATTTTTTGTCTGCTTCGTTCTTGACTTTAGAGTTTTACAAAAAAATGAAAAGTGGACATATTATTAATATATGTAGTTCTTCTGCGAATTCAAGTGGTTGGCCAGGTATAGATTATGATAGACTAACTTATAATGTTTCTAAGTCATCTCTTAAAAAGTTTAGTAATATGTTACAACTTTCTAAAAATAATTCTGTAAAGGTTACAACTTTAGAACCAGGACAAATAAATACAAAAATGTTAAAATATAAATTTGATAAAGTTATACCTTTAGAACCATCATATATTGTAGGAGTTATTCATTGGATATTAAATCAACCAGAGAGTGTAGTTATTAGTAGTATGGAAATAAGAGGATAACAAAATGATAGTATCTTATGATGATTTAGAAATTTGTGAAATAGAATTGACTAGTGAATGTGGAGCAGGATGTCCACAATGTCCAAGAAATATTTTTGGGGGAGAAACAGTTAAAGATTTACCAATATGTGAATTATCTTTAGAGGATATTAAGACAATATTACCAGTAGAATTAATAAAACGATTAAATCTAGTATATTTTTGTGGTACTTATGGAGATCCTATATGGGCAAGAGAACTTTTACCAGTAATAAAGTGGTTAAGAGAAGTAAATTCAAGTCTGGAAATTGGTTTAAATACAAATGGTGCTGCCAGAACTGAAAAGTGGTGGAGTGAACTGGCAGAAGTTCTTAGTGATAATGGTTATATAAGTTTTAGTATAGATGGGTTAGAAGATACTAATCACATTTACAGACGGTGGTTAGATTATAATAAAGTTATTAGAAATGCAAAATCTTTTATAAAGAGTGGTGGGAATGCTGTATGGGAGTTTCTTGTTTTTAAACATAATGAACATCAAGTTGAAGATATAGAAAAACTTTCTAAAGAACTTGGATTTCAAAAATTTACATTAAAGAAAACAGCAAGGTTTTTAACAAAGGATCATATTATAATTGAAAAGCAAGAGGTTTTAGATAAAGAAGGAAATATAGAATATTATTTAGAAAAACCTGAAGAATCTAAATATAGAAATGTTTCAATGGAAAAAATAGATAAAATTATAAAAGAGAATAATTCTTTTGACAACCATCTAGATGAACTTTCTATTAAATGTCATGTAAAGGCAAAGAAAGAAATCTATATTTCTGCTGAAGGACTTGTGGTACCATGCGGATGGTTACACGATCGAATGTATGGACAATATGTTAAGGATAGTAAATCTTCTAAACAATTTTGGGATATGATTAATGATACTGGTGGAAAAGATAAATTGGATGCTAAAAAACATAGTATAAAGGAAATAGTAGAGGGTGATTTGTTTAGAAAAATTAGTGAATCTTGGACAAAAGAAAAAATTAAAAGTGGAAAGATGGAAAGGTGTGCTGTAATGTGTGGACAAGGTTTAGATGTTTTGAAAAATCAAGCTAATAAAATTTATAGATATGAGAGTTATTAAAATGTTTGAGGGGGAGTTAAAATGAATATAGGTTTTATAGGATTAGGAAAACTTGGTTTACCTTGTGCATTAGCAGTAGAATCAAGAGGTCATAAAGTAGTTGGTTATGATCCTTCTGAACAAGTTAAGGATATTATTGATACAAAGAAATTACAGTATCAAGAAATATGGGCACAAGAACATTTAGATAAAAGTAAGATAGAAATTAAATCTATAGAAGATGTTGTAGGAGAATCAGAGATTATTTTTGTTCCAATACAAACTCCACACGACCCATTATATGAAGGAAATACAAGACTCCCAGATGAACGCGTGGATTTTGATTACACTTATTTGAAAAAAGGTATTAAAGATTTAGCAGAGGAAATTTGGTATCAACAATCTACAAAGGTAGTAATTATAATTTCTACAGTTCTACCAGGAACGATTAGTAGAGAAATAAAACCTATTATTGAAGATAATCCATATTTCAAATTATGTTATAATCCTTTTTTTATAGCTATGGGAACTACAATGCGAGATTTTCTTGATCCAGAGATAGTTCTTTTTGGAGTTGATGATATAGAAGCTGCAAAAAAAGCAAAGAAATTTTATAGGACATTACATCATGCACCCTTTTATGATACCACAATTGAAAATGCGGAATTAATAAAAGTAATTTATAATACTTTTATTTCAACTAAAATTTCATTTGTAAATACAGTTATGGAGATGTGTCATAAGTTACCAAATACTAATGTAGATGATGTTACAAATGCATTAAAGATGTGCGATAATAGAATAATTTCAGACAAGTATCTAAGTGGTGGAATGGGAGATGGTGGTGGTTGTCATCCACGAGACAATATAGCGTTAAGTTGGTTATCACGAGAGTTAAATTTATCTCATGATTGGTTTGATAACATAATGAAACAAAGAGAAAATCAAACAGATTGGTTGGCAGATTTAATAGAAGAAACGTCTTTTAAATATAAAGGATGTCTAGATGGTTATCCAATTTTAATACTTGGTAAATCATTTAAACCAGAAACTAATCTTACAGTTGGTAGTCCATCTATATTATTAAAGAATATATTAGAAGAAAGAGGTCATAAAGTTTTAATGTGGGATCCATATGTAGATACTAATAAGTTACCTACTGGTAAAGAACCAATGATTTATTTTATTGGAACTAAACATCCTGATTTTACTTCTTATGAATATAATGACGGTTCTATTATAATTGATCCTTGGAGATATATTCCTAAACAAGATACGTGTGAAGTTATTCATATAGGAGAAAATACGTGAATGAAGTAATAAAAAAAATAAAAAAGGATAGTAATTTAGCACTTATTGGACCTGACAGTAGAATTTTTTATGATAAAGATTTAGATAAATTAATAGTGGACCAAAGTGATGAAGGAATGACAGAATCTATAGCTAACGATTGGAAAGTATTTTGTAGAGATAATGATATTCCAATTAATAAAATTTTAGTGTTAAATAATAATCCAATGGTGGAAAGAGAATTTTTATATTCTTATGATTATTATTTTATGGAATGTAAACGAGTGTTAAGGTTTGGAAAATATGCTTTTGGTAAAAAACAATATAGTAATTATCAAGATATAAATTATGATATAAAAAAAGAAAAGATATATAATTGTTTGAATAATAATATTAGGGCACACCGGACATTTATATTTGATGGATTGAAAGAACGAAAATTATTAAGATATGGTTTTGTTTCTTACCGCAAAGAAGATGTATTTTTACCGAAAGATAAAGATATTACTATTCCTAATTGGAGATGGGATACTTTGATACCTGATATGGTAAGTAAAACATATTTTAATGTAGTTACCGAATGTGGGTTGCAACCCAAGTCACAATCTAATCCACTTGGGTCGGACGGATGTTTTATAACAGAAAAAACTTGTAAGGCTTTGATAACACAACCTTTTATGGTTGTTGGTAATTATGAAATATTAAAGTATTTGAAAGAAGGGGGATTTGAAACATATCCAGAATTATTTGATGAGAGTTATGATTTAATAGAAAATCCCCAAGATAGATTTAATTTAATTTTAGATGAAATAGAAAGATTATGTAATATGGATAAAACTGAATTAGAAGAAATATATAAATCTGTTTTATGGAAAGTAGAACATAATAGAAAAAGAATGTTACATTTGGAAGATGACGAATTTGCAGTAAAATATTTATCCCACTGGAGGGTATAAAATGATAAAATGGTTAAAATATTTGTGGTTTAAGATTAAATCACATAGACTATATAAGAAAAAAATAAAAGAATTACGAAAAAGAGATCCTTTTATTTATAAATGAAACATTTAGTAACAAGTGGTTGTAGTTTTTCGGACTATGAAAATACAAACAGAACTTGGCCATTGCATTTACAAGATTTAATACAAGATAAATATCGTTTTTATCTTCTTGGTGCATGCGGTCAAGGTGAAGATTATATAAGTCGTTCTGTTATATATAAAGTCAATCAGTTATTAAAAGATAATAATTCGGATGATATTTTTGTAATAGTTGGTTGGTCAGGGTTACAAAGACGTGCTATATTAGTGAATAATGAAACTACAAAAATGCATTATAGGTTTAAAGATTGGGAAATGAACGACCAAGAAACTATGAGAGGAGCTCATATAGGTAGTTGGCAAGATTTTGATGAGGAATACCTTAAATTTTTTACAGAGGAACAAAATATAGTTATTAGTTTAGAACATATGATTAGAACACAAGATTTTTTACGAGCAAATAATGTTGATTATAAGTTTTTTGGATTTTGTAATTTGTTTGCAAATTTAGATGAAGAAAATTTTTTAACAAAGGGTAGGGGAACAAGGATAGATAAAAAATATCCTAATACTTCTTATTTATTTGATATAATGGATTGGAATAAATGGTGGTTTCATAATGAATTTGGTGGATTAGCGGATTGGGTTAATGATAATATAACAGATGGATTTGATGGGGCAGGTAAAAATACTGGACATCCATTGGCAAATTCACAAAAATTGTTTACAGAGAAGGTTGTTTCAAAATGGATAAAATAATAATAACATCAGGTTGTAGTTTTACTAATTCAATGGGAACTTGGCCATATCATATAAATAAAGAAAAATATGGGCATTATTTTAATGTGGGAGATACGGGTGCAGGAAATTCATATATTAGTAGAAGTGTAATATGGGAAGTAAATAACCAGTTAAAGCTTGGAAAGAACCCAGAAGAAATAGTCGTTTTGATTATGTGGTCTGGTGTATCAAGAAAAGAATTTTTATCCACCAAAAGAGAAAATTTAATGCATAAACTTTGGGTCGATGGACCCCATAAAAATTGGATGGGTAATTTTATTCATGATCAACAATGGAATCGACATCCAAATGAAGATTCTACTTGGATAAAAAGTAGTATCCCTTATATGCAGTGGGGTAATAGAGCGGTAACAAAGTTTTTAGATTTATATTGGAAGCATTTTTATTCAGAGGAAGAGAGTTTAATAAATACATTTGAATCTATTTTGAGAACTCAATGGTATTTAGATAGATTAGGAATAAAATATAAGATGATGTGTTGGGCAAATATATTTAATAAGTATTCATTTAAGGTTCCAAGCGGATGGGCAAGAGAAGAAGGTGATGAAATATTTGGACATGAAATATGGAATCTTGCTTGGAGAGATAATACACAATGGAAACCTGATAGATATTGGCCAGACAATGCTACTGGAAAAATATCAAAAGATACACCATTGTTAAAAGACTTATATCCAAATGCAACTTATTTATGGGATATGATAGATTTTGATAAGTTTTGGTTTTATGAAGATGATCAAGTAGAGTATGGGGGGTTGGCAGAATGGGTTTGTTTAGGAGCTAGAGATCCTTGGGGAAATGGCTATGAGGATCCAGGACATCCATCACCAGAATCACATAAAAAGTTTTATGTTAAAATTATAGCACCAATGCTAGATGATTGGAAATTTTTAAATGAGAGAAATCTAATATAGTGGATATTTTATTTGTACAAACTAATTCATCAAAGACTACTTTTCAATCTCTAGTAAAATATTCTGCTATAGAATTGCCTATTTGGGCATCCTTGTTAGCGAATAGTATGAGAATCCTCGGTGTCAGAGTAGATATATTAGATTGCGAAGCATTACAATTGTCTACTGAAGAAAGTTATAATCATATAAAACAAATAAATCCTAAGTTGGTATGTTTTGTTCAGTTTGGACAACATCCATCAGCATCTGCACAAAGTATGCAGGGAACACACGAGTTGTTAGAAGTAATGGATTATGAATTTAAAACTATATTGGTTGGGTTATATCCATCAGCATTACCAATAAAAACTTTACAAGATGAGAAATGTGATTTTGTATGTGAAGGAGAGGGAGTAGATACTTTATTAGGATTATTCCAGAGTGATTTAATTAACGTTAGTAAAGTTCCACGATTGTGGTATCGTGATGGTAAAGAAATAAAATTTACACATATGACATCAATTATTGGTAATCTTGAAGAAGGTTTACCTGGTATGGCCTGGGATTTATTACCATCAATGGATAAATACAAAAATACAGTTCATTTTTCAATGACAAATAATAATGATAGATCACCATTTGTAGCACTTTATACTTCACTTGGTTGTCCTTATAAATGTGAATTTTGTTGTATTAATGCACCATTTGGAAAGGCTATTTTTAGATATTGGAATCCTGAATTTATAATAACAGAGTTTGATAAGATTGCTGATATGGGGATACGAAATATTAAAATAGCAGACGAAATGTTTGTATTAAATAAAAATCATTTTTTAAAGGTATGTGATTTGATTATTGAAAGGGGATATGATTTTAATATTTGGGCATACGCTCGAGTAGATACTGTTAGAGAAGAATATTTAGAAAAGCTAAAAAAGGCAGGAGTAAATTGGTTAGCTCTGGGAGTTGAAAGTGGTAATAGAAAGATTCGGACTGATGCAGTAAAAGGTAAGTTTGAAGAAATCGATGTTGTTGATATAGTGAAAAAAATTGAATCATTTGATATAGAGGTACTTAGTAATTATATGTTTGGTATGTCTGGAGATACTATGGAAACTATGCAAGAAACTCTTGATTTGGCAATAGAATTAAATACAAGTTGGGCAAATTTTAATCCGACAATGATCTTCCCTGGTTCTCCTCTTTTCACAGAACTTCATAGTAAAGGATTTAAATTACCACCAACATATTCAGGTTATTCATATTATTCTAAAGATTCCTATCCAAATCCAACAGATAGTTTAACAAGAGAAGAAATTCTTAAATTTAGAGATGATGCTTTTATTAAATATTATAATAGAAAAGAATGGTTTGATAAGATTAGAAATAAATTTGGACAAGAAACAGTTGATATTTATAAAGATTTATTAAAAATAAAATTAGTGAGAAAATAATGAAAATATTAGGAATAAACGCATTAAATCATGACGCTGCTATAACTATGATACAAGATGGTGAGATTTTATTTGCCGGTCATAGTGAAAGATATAGTGGAATTAAGAATGACTCTGATTTGAATAGAAGATTATTTAAAGATTGTTTTAGATATGGTAGTCCAGATAAAATTGTATATTTTGAACGGCCATGGTTAAAGAAAACAAGACAATTACGGGCTGGTCAATATGGTGAAGTATTTTCACGTGATAATTTACCATCTTATTATTTACGAGATTATATTGGTAATGCAGAAATAGAGTATGTCCAACATCACCAATCTCACGCTGCAGCAGGTTATTTTACAAGTCCATACGAAGAATCAGCTATTGTAGTTATAGATGCTATAGGAGAATTTGAGACGTGTAGTATTTGGTATGCGTGGGGTAGTCATTTTGAGAAACGATATACACTAAAATATCCAAAATCACTTGGATTGTGGTATAGTGCGATGACTCAACGATTAGGATTGAAACCACAAGAGGATGAATACATTCTTATGGGAATGGCAGGTTGGGGAACGGTTGATGAAGAATTAAAACAGAACATACGAAACGATTTCTTTAAAGATAGTGATAAACTTATTGATTTAAAAGATAATTTACATAGAGGTTGTTTAAGTTGGAATCCAGAATATTATCCAGATGATGATAGTGAAAAATGGAAATTTGATATAGCAGCAAATGTTCAGGCAATATGTGAAGAAGAAATCGTAAAGGTATTTGAATTAACAAAACAATTAGTTCCTGAAACCAATAATTGTGTTTATATGGGCGGAGTGGCACTTAATTGTGTAGCAAACTCAATTATAGCTCGTGACCATTATCCTAACTTATGGATATTACCAAATCCAGGCGATGCAGGTTCCTCACTAGGATGCGCAGCTTATGTGTTTGGCGAACACGTAAATTGGACTACACCATTTACAGGTTATAATATACAAGGTCGTTATCCAAAAAAGAAAGTATTAAATGAATTGTTACAAGGAAATATAGTTGGTGTGGCAAGCGGTAGGGCAGAATTTGGACCGAGAGCCCTAGGTAATAGAAGTTTATTAGCAGATCCAAGAGGAATAGAAATAAAAGATAAGGTTAATGAAATAAAACATAGACAAGAATTTAGACCATTTGCTCCATCTGTCCTAGAAGAATATGCTAATGATATCTTTGATATGCCAGTTAAGAAGTCTCAGTTTATGCAGTTTGTAGCACCCTGTAAAGAACCCGATAAGTATCCTGCAATATGTCATGTAGATAACACTTCACGAGTTCAGACAGTTAGTAAAGATGATAATCCAGGTTATTATAAACTTATTAAGGAATTTTATGAGAAAACGGGATGTCCTATGGTGTTAAATACTAGTTTAAATGTAAAGGGTAAACCAATAGTGAATAGTTATCTTGATGGAGTTGGATTTTCTAAGAAATATAATGTTAAGGTTTTTTAATGGATGTATTATTTTTAAGTGATATCTTCACTGAACAAAATGATAGTGAATTTGGTAAATCAAAATTACCAAGAAATGCACATATACAAATCTCTGAAACGGATGATAGGCTTATAGATTATATTAAAGTTGATAAATCTTTAGAGTCTTATGATTTTTTCAACGGACTTAATTATTTAAAGGAAGATTTATCTGATAAATATATTATTTTTTTTGATGTGGAAGATGGGTTCGCTTCATTTCGAAATTTAATTAATAATTATGAAAGAATTATTGATGAATTGAGAAACAAAAAATGTTATATTTTATTTTTTCATCAGGACTGTGTTCCGTGGCAATTTAATACAATATCAAGTATAGATGGGAAAGAAAATTATTGGATAACTTTTAAAAATTTAATAAAAGAATATAATATAGAATTAGATAGATTTGGGTTTATTTTTCATGAAATAGTTTTAAATGAAGATAAGTGGAAAGTAAAAAATAATATAGGCGTGGATATTTTTTACCATAATAGAAACGCTATATATACTTATCGCCCTGATAATTTCGCTAAAACTTCTGATGTAGATATATTGACATTAACTAAATTATTTAATAATACAAAGGGATATTATAGACAATTTAAATATTGTTCTCATAATAATAATATAAAAGATAATCGTGTTGATTTATTAATGTTTTTAATAAAAAATAATTTATTGGAAGAAGGAATTACAACGTGGTTTGGTGGCCTCGAACCAAAGGCACACGGAGTTGATAAATTAGATTTTACTAAATATAATCGTCAATCACCCCCCCATTATGGTACAATTATGGATTATAGTAGAATATATGGAAAAGAAGTGGTTGATATTGCACAAGATTTAATTCCTAATAGTTATGATTATAAAATAGATGGATTACAAGATTATTTAAATGTTATTCCGTATTATAATAGCTATTTTAATATAGTGACAGAAAGTGGTTGGGGTCCAGGGTATGATATTGAAAAAAATAAATGGACTAGTCCACAAAAAATACATATTACTGAAAAAGTTTGGAAACCAATAATATCGTTTCAACCATTTATTTTAATATCAACTAAAAATAATTTAAAAAAATTGAGAGAGTGGGGATTTAAAACATTTGATGGTTTTATTGATGAATCTTATGATGAGTTGGAAACTTATGAAGAAAGAAAAAAGGTTATTAATAAAGAAATTTTAAGACTTTGTAATATGTCAAGAAAAGAATTAGATAAATGGTATTGGGAAATGGAAGATATTTTAGTGCACAATTTTGATAATTTTCCAAAATTTATAAATTCAGAATATAATAATTTACAGAAAATGTTTGAAAATGGATGGAATAAAATATGAGACAAATTAATATTTTATTAGGTGAAGTCAGACATGAAAAAGGATATGCATATGAAAATGATTTGGGACCTTTGAAACCAGATGCTAATTTTAAATTAAATGAAATAAATTTTTCAGATTTAAACGATGATATTCAATTTATCTTACCTATAAGTTGTATTGGGCTAAACGCATATCTTGGGTTGTATGATGAAGGTGATGAAAAAACTTTTTTGGATTTTACTAATGAAAGGATAGTAGATTTAGTTAGAAACAAAAATGGATATATTTTGATAAGTTATATACAAGAAGGTCATGTTACGCGCAGAAATTATAAAGAATTGCATAATGAATTATTTAAACGTAAAATACCTGCAAATAAAGTTTTATTCGCGGCAAGTAATCTAAATGGTAAAAAACAATATAAAACTTTTTGTGATAAGATGCCAACATTAACAAAAGAAAAAATACATATTTTAGAAGCAAATCATATGTTGGAAGGTAGTAATGAAATATATAATCTTGTTCTGACAAATAATTATGATAAAAGAATAGATAAAGTTCAACCATATAAACAATCATTCGTTAGTAAAAAAGATTTAGATGACATGAGAGATACTATAAGGGAAAAGTATTTTTTATCTTATAATAGAGTAATCAGAGAATATAGATTGGCGTTAATTGCAATGATTTATGAAATGGGATTAGATGATAAGGGAATCATAAGTCTTGGAGCAGAAAAAGTAGATAGTGCTTTTGGTGGCGTCTGGCCAAATAAAATTAGTGATTTTATAGAAGATAAAAAACAGAATGAGATAGTCAGTGATGCAGTAAAAAAGATTAAACCATTATATCCTATTGATGCTGATGGTGATATAGATGCAAATTGGATATATGATAAGGAAGGCGAGATCATTGGTGGAATGGTAGGTCAATGGTCTAATTTTTCACATCAATACAAAAGAATTTATTTTAATATAGTTACAGAAAGTTGCTATTATGAAGATTGTATTTATATGAGTGAGAAAATATTTAAACCTATTAGTAATTTAGTTCCATTTATAATAGTATCTAATCCATTTTTTCTTGATAAGTTGAAAGAGATAGGATTTAAAACATTTAGTCCCTGGATTGATGAGTCTTATGATAACGAAGTTGATAATGATAAAAGACTTTTTATGATATTGGATGAAGTTAAAAGATTATGTAGTATGTCAAAAGAAGAAATACATAAATGGTATTATGAAATGGAAGATATACTTATACACAACCAAAATCATTTTGCAAATTATAAAATGCAAGATCATAAAAATATATGGAATGAAATTTCGGAGGTTATGGGTGGTTAAAAAACTATTAGTAAATGGTTGTAGTTTTACTGTTGAGAGCGTGACTATGAAGGACGAACCTCCTATAGATAATTGGGGGACGTTATTAGCAAGAAAACTTGGAGTATTAGATAGTTATACAAATTTAGCATATGGTGGTGGTGGTAATGATAGAATTTATAGAACAACAATAGAATATTTAGAAAATTTAAATGTTAAATATTATAAAGACTTGATGGTAATAATTTGTTGGTCATTTGAACCGAGAAGAGAATATTTTTCCGATGGTAGATATAAATTTATTACCTGGGAAGATCATCCCTATCTTTGGGATTTATTTAACATTGGTGATAAAAATTCAACTGGCCATGAACTATTTACGACTACTGCTGTAAATTATGTTATAGGACTTCATAATATCTTGGAGAATTTAAACATAAATAATTATCACTTTTTTGCTGACAGTAAGGTTTTATCTGAAATTAAAAAACATAAAAAATTATTAGATTGTAATAAATTTTATTTTGATAAACCTTATCATAACTATACCAATTCATATACACCTAGCGAATATCTACAAATAGATAAGATTTCAATTGGTGATGATCATCCAGGACCAAAATCTAAACGGAACGTTAGTGAACTTTTATATGATAAAATAAAACATAATTTTTTAAAATGATTAGAAAAGAAGAACTTGAATATATAAAGAAAGTATTTGATGAAAAACCAGTTGGAGATAATAGTTGAATAGATTTGATACAAAACATAAAGTGATTTTTCAACCTTCTTTGGGAAAAACGGCTTCAAATTCTGCGTTAGAATTATTTATTAAGTTTAAAGACAGTGATATGAAATGCGATGAACCTTTATATGAAGAAATTACTATATACCATGATTACGATAATATAAAACCATATCAATATATTGGTAATCCAGGGAATGTAATTGAAGAACAATTTATAGATTTAATAAATATACCAGTTGATACAGAATATCAGATTTATAAGACACATATTGATCAGTTAGTTGATAAACAATGGGTATATGATTTATTGGATAATCCACCATCTAATTTTATAATACTTGTTCCCCTTAGACATCCTTACTTGTCATTATTAAGACAATATAATGATGATTATTATATACGTACTGACCGCGAAAGAAGAGAATGCGTTATTAATATGTTAAATAGATTATATTCTTCAATCGATGGTAAAAAAATTATACCGTTCCCTACTGATTTACTTTCTTGTTTACCAAAGAATGTTTTAAAAGAAGAATTGACATTTTTCTTCAAAAAATATTTAGATATTAAATTTAAATGGTACGAAAAATATGATGATGTTTTTTATAATAGAATTCAAAAACAAAAAAATAAAAAAAGTGAATTGGTTTTCAATCAAGAAATTTGGAATCTGAGTTTACCAATAACCGATGACTTGAAAAAATTTGGTATTGATTATACCGAAGATTTACAAAATTACAATAACTTTTCTTTTAAGAACTTACCATGACAAAAAATTAGGAACAGAAAAATGATTTTATTATCAAACCACTTATTGACTCTACAAGAATTTGAAAAAGTAGAAGGTGTAGTCATTAGAATCAATATGGCCCATGTAAAAGATATATCAGAGTTGAAAAAGTTCCTCAAAATTGATTATGATATATTTCTTGATTATCCTAAAGGTAGAACTAAACCACCTATCCCAACTTTGAATATTAATGATGCGTTGAAAGTTATGAATCAATATAAAAATATTAAATATTTTGCTCTATCTAACATCGAGGATGTATCAGAGGTCAATATGATTTGTGATATTATACCAAGTCATGTCCAGTTTGTACCAAAAATAGAAACACTCAATGGTGTGTTAAATCTAAACGATTTATTAAAAACAAATCGTATCAAACATATAATGTTAGATTCAGAGGATTTATATACGGATATTAAAAATGATGTTTCATTATACACTTATTTGATAGATAGAGTTAAAAAAACTTGTAAAAAACATAAAATAGAATTATTACAATTATATGGAGTTATATTCAATGGAGAATAAAATTATATTTTATTGGAATAATAAACCAGATGAAGAATATCATACTCATATGTGGACAAATAGAATTTGTACTGAGAAGTTATTAAAAGAAAATATTAATAAAGAAACTCATATTTTTTTTATACCTGTACCACATGATAATGATGATGTGTTTGAAGTTATTGATTCGGTAGTTGGTAAAAATTATAAATTAGTTGTGTGGTTTCTTGATCACAGCACGTTTGATGATTATTATGATGGAAGAATTATTCAATTACATCAGATAGGTGAAGATATTATAAAAATTACTCCAGATATGAATATTAAAAATGATTATCCTTTTAAAATTTTGAATAATTATTCAATGGCAGATCCTGTATTAGAACAGCAACAAAATGATAGAAAATTAATTATGGGATTATTTAAGAAGAGTGAAAAATGGGGTAGACTTAAACATTTTTTATCATTTAATGGAACTCCAAAACCCCATAGAATAAATTATGTAAATAAACTTTATGAAAATAATTTATTAGACTATTTTAATATTTCATTTCTATCTTGGTTTACTGTTGAAAATAATAGATTTAATCTTACAGTTATAGAAGAAGAGATGTTGCATGTATATGATTCTCTTTTATTACCTAAAGAAATGTTACCTATGCATTTAGATTTTGGTAATGAATTTGGAACAACTTTACTAAATTTACCTTTATATTTTAATTCATATATTGATGTGGTTACTATGGCAAAATATGATAATAGGGGTGTATATTTAGATGAAAAAATATATAAATCATTTGCATGTTTAAAGCCCTTTATAATAGTAGGACAATATGAAACATTGAAAACTTTAAAAAGCTATGGATTTAAAACTTTTTCACCAATAATAAATGAAGATTATGATAGCGAACGAGATAGTGAAAAACGAATGGATATGGTTATTCAGGAAATAAAAAAGTTTAGTGAGATGCCTATCACTGAAGTGGATAGAATATTTTGGCAATTTAAAGATATTTTAGTACATAATTTTTTACATTTAAAAAAGTATATAAATGATATAGATGATATTTTAATAAAAGAAATATGTTTGTAATTTATTAGTGAGATATTTATATATGAAGTCATGTGGTACTAACTCGGGTAAACAACCCTGAAAGTCCTAACCAACCACAATAAAATGACTATAAACACGGAGGCACTTGAAATAGTGTCCTCTTTAACCAGAGGATTTTTAGTTTTATGGACAATATAAAATATGTATATAGTAATGGTTGTAGTTACACCGAAGGTTGTGGTTTAGATAATCCAGAAAAAGAACGATATTCCAAATTTCTTGCCGATAAGTTTGGTGCAGAAGATATTAATCAATCTGAAGGTGGTGGTTCTAATCAACGAATATTTAGGACTACGTATGATTGGATTTCTGAAAACCAAAATAAATTAAAAGATACTTTCTTTGTATTACAATTATCATATCCAGTTAGAAATGAAATATGGGTAAGTAGAACTTGGCTAGATACTGAGACTTTAAGCACATTTTATGGAAATAAGAGTCATTGGTTTGGTTCACAATTTGGGCACGATGGGTATACTGCATGGGAACATAGCGAAAGAGATACTTCAGTAGATAAAGATAAATTTAATTTTAATTATATTCCTGATAATAGAACAGCATCAGAAATAACTTGTAGATATGTAATATCATTACAATCGTTTTTTAAAATTAACAATATTAAATATATCTTTTTTGAAGGAGCTAGAGATCCTGAAGGTAAATTAATTAAAACTACCAATACTGCGAAGTTAGTTGATTTTGATTATTTTTATCAAGAACCATTTTTGGGTAGTGCTGGAAATAGAGTAACGGAATGTAATCATCCAAACGCAGAAGTTCAAATAGAATGGGCAGATAAGTTATATTCTTTCTATAAGGAAAAATATAGATGAGAGTTTTAATAACAGGAATAACAGGTTTTGTCGGCAGTCATATGGCTGACTATTTATTAAAAAATGTTCCAGATGTAGAAATCTTTGCCACTCGAAGGTGGAGAAGTAAAGAAGATAATATTAAACATTTATTTGGTGATGATAGAGTTATATTAGAAGAATGTGATTTATTAGATAGAGGTAGTATTGCTAGAATGATAAAAATATCTAAACCAGATATAGTTTATCATTTTGCTGCTCAAAGTTTTCCAGAATCAAGTTTTCTTACACCAGTTAGTACCCTAACAACAAATATTATAGGAACTACAAATATATTAGAAGAATTACGTTTAGCAAAGGAGAGAAAGTTATGTAATCCTATTATATTGAGTTGTTCATCTTCAGAAGTTTATGGTAATCCAACCGAAGATGAAATACCAATTACAGAAAATAATTATATTAGACCAGCTAATCCATATTCAATATCAAAGGTAGGACACGATTTAATATCTCAGTATTATCATAAAGCATTTGATATGAAAGTTATTATTACTCGTATGTTTTCTCATGAAGGTAAAAGACGAGGTAAGAGATTCGCACTATCTTCATTTGCACACCAAATTGTTCAATATGAAAAGAAAAAAGATTTTGGTAAAGAAGGTAGTTGGTATGAAATACATCATGGTAATTTAGATTCAGTTAGAACATATAATCACATAGATGATGCTGTTCACGCCTATTGGTTAGCAGTAAATAAATGTGATTATGGTGAAGTTTATAATATAGGGGGCGATGAAACTTGTACTATTGGTGACGCTTTAGATATGTTGATTTCTAAATCTAAAAATCCAGAGTCTTTTATAAAATTACCGGATCCAAAAAGAATTAGACCAACAGATATCACACTACAAATACCTGATAGTACGAAGTTTAGAGAAAAAACGGGTTGGAAACCAACTAAAGGGTTGAAAGAAATATGTGATGATTTGTTAGAGTATTGGGGGGAAGTATTATGAGTAATTTTAAAGTAGAAATAAAAACTTCAGAGGTATTACCTGAAGTGAAGATATTAAAACCCGATCCCTTTTTTGATTATAGAGGTGAGATGTGGACTTTTTGGGAAAAGGAAAATGAGATATTACCAGAAGGAAACGAATGGAAAATATCTAAATTTACTCGTTCAAGAAAAAATGTTCTTCGTGGATTACACGGAGATAATGTGACTTGGAAAAATATTAGTTGTGTGTGGGGCGAGATTTATTTAGTAGTAGTGGATAACAGACCAGAATCCGAAAATTATTTAAAGTGGGATAGTTTTATTATATCAGAAAGAAATCATTTAAGTGTTTTAGTTCCACCAGAATTTTTAAATGCTCACTTGTGTTTAAGTGAAGAATGTTTATTTCATTATACACAATCATATCCAAATGATTATGTAGATTGGATGGATCAAGATGTGTTGAAGTGGAATGATGAAAGAATTGGTATAGAGTGGCCTATAAAAAACCCTATATTAAATTGGAGAGACAATAGTTGAAATATTTATTTACAAACGGAGATAGTTGGACATGGGGACAAGGTTTACAAGAGGATCAAGTGTTTCCCCCTTTTCCTCACAAGAGAAAACCACGCGGTCAATGGCCCGAAGTTTTAGGTGAAAAATTAAATATTGAAGTTATTAATATAGCAGAAAATGGGTCATCCAATGAGAGAATATTAAGGTCAACAATAGAATGGGTGGTAGATAATAAAGATAAAATTAATGAAACTTTATTTATAATTGGATGGACAATATCAGACAGGTGGGAATGGTGGAGTAATTTTAAACAAGATTGGGAAAAATGTTATGCTTCATATTGTCTTGATTATGAACATGGTGATATTGAATATGGATTACCAAATAAATGGTGGAATAATTTTCATAGAGAATATTTTGATATAAATAAGATGTTATATAAAACTACATTAGATATGGTTTATTTACAATCATTTTTTAAATTTTATAATTTAAATTATTTGTTTTTTGATACTTTTGGACATCATTTTAGAGAAGATGAAGATTTGAATTATGAAAATGAGGGAAAAATATCTACTCCTTGTAAGGATCACCCAAAATTATATAAAGAGTTAGATTTTGATAATATAGTTATGACTGAAGATTATAAAAGTATGGAACAGTTTATGAAATTTATTTTTGATGATTTTGAAGATGCAAAAGAACATATACATGGGCACCCAAATAGAAAATCTCATGAGATGTGGTCAGAAGAATTATATAAATTTTTAAAAAAAGAAAAATTATAAATGTCTGGATTAAATTGGAGAGACAAATGATAGATAAACAATTTTTAATAGATTTTGAAACAGAAGTCAAAGAACGATATGAAGCAGGTGAGATTACAGCACCAGTTCATTTAAGTTCTAATAATGAAGAACAACTTATAGAAATATTCAAAGATGTTGGTAAAGATGATTGGGTATTCAGTAGTTGGAGAAATCATTATCACGCATTACTACATGGTATTCCAAGAGATACACTTATGGATTTAATTGTTCGTGGTAAGAGTATGAGTGTATATTCAGAAAATCCTAAATTTTATTCATCTGCAATTGTTGGTGGTATTATACCAATAGCACTGGGTGTTGCAAAATCAATTAAGATGAAAGGTGAGAAGAATAAAGTGTGGTGTTTCATTGGAGATATGACTTTTGAAAGTGGTATTTTTCATGAATCATATAAATATGCAAAGAATTTTGATTTACCACTTCAATTTGTTCTTGAAGATAATAATCTTTCTACAAATACCCCAGTTGATGAAACTTGGGGTGGAAAACAAGATGTACCTGATGATGTAATTTATTATCAATATAAAAGTGATTATCCACATCACGGAACAGGAAATTGGGTTTTATTTTAATGAAATACAAATACGCTATAGGATCTGGATGTAGTTTTGGTAGACCAGCTTGGTTAAATCCGATTAATAAAAGTTTGGGCGAGAACTCGATTCTTCTTTCAAATCCAGGTGGCGGTAATACTCAAATAATATTTAGACTGATTACAGAAATTAATAAACTTATTCAATCAGGTATTGAACCAGAGTCTATTTTAGTAGTTAATATGTTGACTGATTATAATCGTGCAGATATTCTTATAAACAAAGAAGATATTATTGAATATAGTCAAATTGTAGATACTGCATATGATTATGGTGGAGTAGATAGAATAATGTTTATAGATGATAATGGTGGTATAGAAGAACGACATAGTAGAGAAGAATTAAATAAAATACCATATCCAAATCAGGCGTTTTTAAAAACTGGTGGATTAGAGAGAGATACTGGCCGTGATAATTACTTAAAATTTATTAGGGAGTGGTATAAAAAATATTATTCAAAAGAAAGTATGTTTGTTAATACTTTAAAAGAAATTTTAATTTTACAGGGATTTTGTAAAGAAAGAAATATAGATTATTTTTTTACGGTATGGCAGAATATTTTTCATCATCGAATAGGAGAAGAAATTAGACAATGTGAATTGGATAAAATATATTTTAAGTCTTGTGATAAACCATTGATGAAAGATGTTTATCCAATGTCAAAAATTTATTGGGATATGATAGATTTTGATAAGTTTATTTTTTATGAAAACTCAGAAATTGAAATGGGTGGAAATGCAGAGTTTAGTATCTATAATGATATTCCATTAGGGTGGGGTGATGGAATAGATACAACTCATCCAAGTGACGGTGCAAATAAGTTATTTGGTGAATACATAGAAGATAAAATTAAGGAGTATTGTAGTGAAATATAAAGATGAAATAATAAGAAGTATGGAGTGGTTATCTGAAAAAGATGATACAATCTTCATGGGACAATCAGTTTTGTATAGTGGTAATGCAATTTATAATACATTGAATACATTACCTGAAGAAAAAAGACTTGAATTACCTGTATTTGAAGAAATACAAATGGGAATGAGCACAGGTATGGCGATGAATGGTTTAGTTCCCATTAGTTGTTTTCCAAGATTTGATTTTTTTATGAGATGTATGGATGCATTAGTAAATCACTTGGATAAAATGCAACATATGACTGAGAATACTTTTAAACCCAAAGTAATAATGAGAACTTCTATTGGTTCAACAAGTCCGTTAAATGGTGGAGTTCAACATACAAATGATTATACTGAGCCTTTTAAACATATGTTGCGCGAGGTTAATGTTGTGTTATTAAATGAACCCGAAGAAATATTTCCAGAATTTGAAAATGCATATAATACAGATTGTTCTACATTATTAATCGAGTGGGGCGATTATTATAATGAAAAATAAATCGTTAGATTTAACAGGACAATCATTATGGAAATATCCACTTGCAAGTGATACTATAGATGAGAATGATATAGATTCACTAATAAATTGGTTACGAACAAATCCTAGACTTACTATGGGAAAAGTTACAAAGCAATTTGAACGGAAGTGGGCAGATTTTATTGGAACTAATTATTCAGTTTATCTTAATAGTGGTTCGTCTGCCAATTTATTAATGGTTTATTCACTATTAAATGCGGGTAAACTTAAAAATAATAAATTTTTAGTTCCATCTTGTGGATGGGCTACTACATTAAGTCCATTTATTCAATTTGGAATTGAACCAATCATGGTTGACGCGGAAGATGGTAATTATAATATTGATTTAAATATAGTAGAAGATTATTTGAAACGAGGTGATATAGATGGTTTTATTTTTGTTCATGTTCTTGGTGTCCCACATAGACGAAAAGAATTGTTGTATTTAAAAGAAAAATACGGATGTTATATTCTTGAAGATTCTTGTGCATCTGTAGGTGCTAAGTACGATGATGAAAGTTATGTTGGAACACTTGGAGATATGTCATCCTTTTCGTTTTATTTTGGACATCAATTATCTACAATAGAAGGTGGGTTTATTAATACAGATGATAAGTTTTTATATGAAGAATTGTTAAAGTTAAGATCACACGGTTGGGTAAAAGATGTTGTTAATGATGAATATAGAAATGATGAAAATTTCCCATTTATATTCAATGAACCTGGTTTTAATGTAAGGTCAACAGATTTACAGGCATATATTGGATTAGGACAATTAGAAAAGGCTAGATTAATATTTACAAAAAGAAATAAAAATCATATACGATATACACAAATGTTAAACGATAGATTTGAATTACAAAATTGTGAAAATACTACACCAGTTAGTTTACATATTGGGATATTGGCAGAATCAAATGAACATCGAAAATCAGTAATTGAAGAATGTAACAAAAATAGTATTGAAACAAGAGTTTGGTCACATGGAAATCTTGGAAAACATAAATTTTGGACAAGTAGATACGGTGAATTTAATGGAGAAGTTGCTAATAGAATTTATGAAAGGGGTTTTATTGTTCCAACCCACCCGTCTATAGATTTAGAAGATATTGATTTTATATCGGGAGTTTGTAATGAAACTTGATAAGTTTGTAGAAAATGGATATGTAATTGTTGATGACTTTTTACCAGTAGATATTGCCCATCAACTAGAATATATATTTACAGAACATGAGAATTGGGAATTAATTGATCAATATAGGGATAAAAAATATGGAAGTGGTAAATATGGTCATTGTAAAACAGGATCCCCATTTTTCCCGGCCGAAGACGAAGTATATACTGCAAAATTTTGGAGAAATGAGGAATTGGAATCCAATGAGAATATTGAAATAATATTTGAAAATCATTTTATTGAAGTGTTTAATAAATTATCAGAGTCAGAATTAACTAAGTTTGATATTAGATGTTATAAGATGGATGAAGGGTGTCATTACAGACAACATATGGACGATTGGGTAGGTGATATTGGATGTATGTATTATTTTCATAAAAGATGGGTTTGGGATTGGGGCGGAATAACATATTTAGGATTGGAAGATGATAGTGATTCAGTTATTCCAATCTTTCCAAAGTTTAATCGTGCAGTTTTTAGTAATCATAAGAAATATAGATTTCCACATTTTGTTAGTCATGTTGCTGATTATGCAAAAGAAACAAGATTATCTTTAATTTCATTTGGTAAATAAGATGAAAATTTTAATAACAGGCGGTGCAGGATATCTAGGTTCAGTAATTGTTTCTACTTTATTAGAAAAAGGACATCATGTAACTGTATATGATAATTTATTATACAATCAAACATCATTATTAAGCTTGTTTAACAATAAAAATTTTAAATTTGTGTATGGAGATGTTAGAGATTATACTAAATTGAGTAATTATGTTAATAAGGCGGATGTTATTATACCTTTAGCGGCAATAGTTGGATTCCCGGCATGTGATAGAGATAAATCATTAGCCACCGCGATAAATTATTATCAAATTAAAAATATTTTAAAAAATACTTCTAAATCTCAGAGAATTATCTTTCCAAATACTAATAGTGGGTATGGCCAAAGGACAGAAGGTATATGTACAGAGGATCAAAAATTAACTCCTATAAGTCATTATGGAGTTACCAAATGTGATTCTGAAAATCTTCTTTTAGATAGTGGTAGAGCAATAACTTTAAGATTGGCCACGGTTTTTGGTATGTCTGAAAGAATGAGATTAGATTTATTAGTAAATGAGTTTGTATATAAGGCATTAACAGATAGATATATTACGTTATTTCAAGCAAAAGCAATTAGAAATTATATTCATATTAAAGATGTATCTTCAGCTTTTGAATGGATGATTGTTCATTATGAAACACATAAAGGTGAAGCATTTAATGTTGGGTTGAGTGATACTAATATAAGTAAATTAGAACTTACAGAAAGAATTAAAAAATATATACCAGATTTTGTTGTAAATCAGTCTGATTATTATGAAGATCCAGATAAACGAGATTATATAGTTTCAAATGAAAAGATTGAATCTTGTGGTTGGAAACCAAAATATTCTTTGGATGATGGAATAGAAGAACTTATAAGTGGATATCAAATAATAATTAACAACGATTTAAGTAAATTTAGAAATGGATTTCCAATAAAATATGGTCAAGAATTATAGGAGTTAAAATGTTTGAAAATAAAAATGTATTAGTAACTGGCGGAACTGGAATGATAGGGAGAGAGTTAGTTCAGATTCTTTTAGATAAAGGTGCAAAAATTAGAGTTGCTTCACTCGATGAATCAGTAGATTTTTTCGAAAATGTGGAATTTCATAAAGTTGATTTAACAATTTATAAGAATTGTGAAATGGTATGTGAGGGGATGGATTTTATATTTCACGTAGCAGGAATAAAATGTTCAGCAGAAATGCCAAGAATAAAACCATTGAATTATTTTATACCTATGATTAGGTTTAATACAAACATGATGGAAGCTGCATACCAAAGTGGTACTAATTGGTTTCTTTATACTAGCTCTGTAGGAGTGTATAGTCCCGCAGAAATAATGAAAGAGGATGATGTGTGGAAAACATTTCCATCAGACAATGATAAATTACCTGGTTGGTCAAAACGAATGGGTGAATTACAGGCTGAAGGTTATAAAATTCAATATGGTTGGGATAATATATCAATAGTAAGACCAGCAAATACTTATGGAAGGTGGGATGAATTTGATGCAGAAACAGCGATGGTAATTCCATCTTTAATTAGAAAGGCAGAAGAGGCAGGAGAAGGTGGAACTTTAAGTGTGTGGGGAGATGGAACACCAATTCGAGATTTTGTTCATGCACGAGATGTTGCAAGAGGAATGATTTTTGCAGTAGAAAATAAAATAACTGAACCATTAAATCTTGCTAGTGGAGAGGGTGTTAGTATTGCAAAGTTAGCATCAAGTATAGCGGCACATTTTAAGTGTGGAATTGAATTTGATAAGTCAAAACCAAATGGTGATCATAAGAGAATATTAGATATGTCACGTGCATATTCTTATGGATTTAAGAATACAGTTGATATAGATGATGGGATAGATGATACTATATCTTGGTATTTAGAAAATAAAAATAAAAAAGAAAATTTAAATTTTAGATATAATTCGTTTAAAGTATAGGAGAAGATTATGAAGTATTTAGTTATTGGTGGATGTAGTCATGCTGTAGGCACTGGACTAGTAGAAGCTTTAGGTCATGATACTGAAGGTGGAGTGAATGTCAAGAAAATATATAGATATAGTGCTTTATTATCAAAAAAATTGAATCTTGAAGAAATTAATTTAGGTGAAGATGGAGCACCTAATATTAATTTGTATTTGAAAGTAATACAGTGGATAATGGAAAATAAAGATAAAGTTAAAGATACATTATTTATTATTGGTTGGACTTATCCAGATAGAGGAGCTATAACATTAAGAGGAGAATTTCATTCGGATGACTCTACTCATAAGATTTTAAAATATAAGAAATTATTATATATACCAAATTTACCGCGTGGTTCAAATACTATCTATTCTCCAGGCTTTGAGACTTCAGGATCTTCCTGGGGTTTTGATGTAAAAGCTTTAAATTATTATACTTATACTAATTTGTTTCCTTATATATTCGGATTAAGTTCGTTTCTTAGTAGTCAAAATATAAAATATTTACAATTTCACTATGATGCATTTTTTAATAATGATTGGAATTATCAGCACGTTGGAAAACCCGTTGTATCTAAAGATCCCACTGCAGATTTGGAATATATAAAACAATATAGTAATTATTTTAATACTAAAAATTATATCTTAGATACAACTTATAGACATTATTGTCGTGAAGATATTATTACACCACCAAAATATCCTATTCATGAAGGACACATTGGACCCGAAGGACAAAAGTTATGGGCAGATTATTTATATAAACAAGTATTTGATAGAGGTATAATAGAAGAAATATAATGTCTAATAAAGATAAAAAAGATACTATGTGTATTTTGCCATGGAATCATGTGTATACTAATACAGATGGAATGGTAGGACCTTGTTGTGTTGCGAATCATAGTGTATATAGAAACTACGAACCAAAAGCTCTCAGTATAAGTAATCATAGTGTTCTTGAAGCTACAAATAGTAAATTCATGAAACAACTTAGAGTTAATATGATGAATGGTATAGAGAATCCAGCCTGTGAAACTTGTTATTATCAAGAAAGTTTGGGAAATCAAAGTGTTCGTTGGGGGAAAAATAATGGTTTTAAGTTAAAAGAACAGAGAGATAAACTTTTAAAGAATACAAAAAAAGATGGAGAATTAAAATCATTAAAAGATATACAATATCTTGATATTAGATTTAGTAATTTATGTAATTTTAAGTGTATTATGTGTAATCATCAGTTTAGTTCTGCATGGCATGAAGATGCAAAAAAATTACAATATGATGGTTGGTGGTTGTATAATGAAAACGATCCACAAGTAATTACTCCAGGAACTGATGATGATTTGTGGAGTAAAATAGAACCATTATTACATGGACCCATCGAATTTATATATTTTGCTGGTGGTGAACCATTAATAACTGAAAATCATTATAGAATTTTAGAAAGACTAATAGAGTTAGAAAAATATCCTAATTTATGGTATACTTCTAATTTTAGTATTATAGAATATAAAGATCATAATGTTTTAGATATGTGGAATAAATTAAGTGAGGGCGGAAGTGAGATCACAGTCAATGCTAGTATAGATGGTAGTCATAAAAGAGGTGAATATATAAGACATGGATTATCGTGGGACAAATTTATTGAAAATAAAAAAGCTTTTGATGAGAAATGTCCAGACATAAATTTTGATATTACTTCTGTGTGGGGAAATACAAATTCATTACATATGACTGATTTTTTTAAAGAAATGTTAGAGTTAAAAATTGTTGATACTCCGAATAGATTGACGTTTAATGATGTTGGTGGAGCAGACTTTTTAAGTATTACTTCATTATCAATTGAATATAAGAAAAAAGTAGAAAAGAATATTAGTGAATTAAAAGAATGGGTAGAGAGTAATTTTAATTCTGATGATTATCTTGAATTTTTTAAGAAACTTGATAATTATATAATTTATATGAATGATAAAGATGAATCATCACAATTACCTTTGTATTTTGAAAATATGAAAAGATTAGATAAAGTTAGAAATCAAAATTTATTTAATGTTTTTCCAGAATTAATTAATTTAAAAAAGAAGGAAGTGTGAGACAGTTTAAAGATAAAAAAATAGTAATTACTGGTGGTGCTGGGATGATTGGAACACACTACATAAAAGAACTTTTAAATCGTGGTGCTAAAATTAGAACACATACACATAATAGACCTTTGAATGTAGTTGATGATAGGATAGAGGTATTGGAAAATATTGATTTAGAGAAGTTTGATGATTGTATGAAACTTGTAGAAGGAGCAGATTATGTAATACATTCAGCAGGTAAAATCTGTCATCCATCTGAAGTTCCAACTGATTTTAGGATAGCACTTAATCAAGTAACTTTAGTATCTAATTTATTAGAATCATGTCATAAGAGTGGTGTAAAAAGATTTGTAGATATTAATAGTTCTACTGGATATCCTAATAGAGAACATCCAATTACAGAAGATGAGTATTGGGATGATGAACCATATATTTCTTATTATGGTTATGGATGGTCAAGACGGTATAGAGAAAAGATGATGGAACATTTATCACATTTTTCAGATATGAAAATTTTAATATGTAGAGGAACTGCTATGTTTGGACCACATGATAATTTTAATCCTAAAACTTGTCATGTTATACCAGCACTTATTAATAGAGTTTTAAAGGATGAGAATCCGTTTGTAGTATGGGGAAGTCCAGATGTGGTTAGAGATTTTCTCTATGTAAAGGATGTTGTAAATGGTGCATTATTGGTATTAGAAAAAGGTGAATCTATGCGACCATACAATCTTGGTTATGGTTCAACTATAAACATAGGTCAGATAGTTGATACAATTTTAAAGGTAACAGGTAAAAATCCTAATGTTGAATGGGATAATACAAAACCAACAACTATTCCTTTTAGAAGTTTTAATACAGATAGAATTACAAAGGAATTAGGGTTTAAACCTAAATATACATTTGAACAAGGTATAAAAGAAACTGTAGAATGGTATGAGAAATATAATGGGTGATTTTATAAAATGTCGATGAAGATGGGTAATGAAGAGTTTCCTTTTATATCAAGATGTGATACATGCATGAGTCAAATACAAAAGTATTCTATTCAAACAAGTGGTTTTAAAGAGTTTAAGATTACAAATAGACAACATGGGTACGACCCATGGAATAATCTTATCGCTCCGGATCATTATGGAATGATCAATGCTCGTGTTAATCCAAATTTTAAATATCATCTTTGGTTTGTACCATCCAATGATTTGATGTCACATATTAATGAACCAACTATGGGACAATTTCTTGAAGACATATTCCCACCAAAAGAACAAACTTGGAATGATGATACATTGACAATTGTAATTGATAGAAGGATAGAGCATATACGTAATAATTTTGCCCACGTGGCAGGTAAACAATTCGAAGAGTTGGGTTATAATTCAAAAAGAATTAAATGGTTATCTGGTGGAATGGATAATTCTGAACCAAATATTACTGTTCATTTTCCCTGGGAATTATTTGTACGAACAATGAGATTTCAATTAAATGATAAAGATTTTGGTTATCAATCTATGGAAGTAGATAAATTAATAAATGATGATTATGAAGGAGATTTGGTGGACTATAGAAAATGGTTACTTGATTTAGATAGTACTGAATTATTAGAAAAAAGACCATACACTTTTTTAAATTATAATGGTTCCCTTATGTCCCATAAAATGTGGTTATTATCAGAAATTTTTAATAGGGGATTGGATAGTAAAATTTTATTTTCTGCTTTAAATAGATATGAATATTCTAAAGAAGATTTAATGAAAGAAGTAGTTATTGCAGATAAAGAATGGGGTGCAAACGGTGAAATAGTGAGAAGTGTAGAGGAGTGTAAACTTTTGGATAAATTACCTATATATCTTGATGTGGGAGATTGGAATAATCCATATCCAGATGCACAAGTTGGACGTATATGGGATGGAAAAGATATACACGTTGTATCTGAAATAGGTGATTCAAATCCAAAAAAAAGTCATCATAATCAAACATATTTTGCAATATGTAATGAAACAAATTTTGAGATTACAAGACTAACTAGCTCACCAGTAAAAACAATTTTATTAAATCCATTTTTACTTGTTGCAGGTGCAGGAAGTTTAGATATACTTCATTCATTTGGATTTAAAACTTTTCCAAATATATTTGATGAATCTTATGATGAGATAGAGGATAATGTTACAAGACATAAACATTTAGTTAAAGAAGTGGAAAGAATTTGTTCTTTGAGTGAAGATGAAAAACATCAATTATATTTAGAATCAATTCCTACAATTAAATACAATCAAGAACAGTTTAAAAAGATAGATATTAGAAAGTTTTTTCTGGACATTTTTTATGAACTCGTTGATGAAACTCCTATTTATTAATATGAAAAACCTTTTAATATGTGAATTTAGTAATATTTTTGGATACGGGGAAGTTCGGTTGCCGTATAGTACTGGTGTAATATGGAGTCATTGTAGAGCAGATAAAATAATATCTAAAAACTATGATGTTAGTAATTGGATATATTGGAAAGATAATAAACATTCTATTATGGAACATATTACAGAGAAACCAGATGTGGTATTCTTTTCTTGTAATGTATGGTCTTGGAATTTATCCAATGAAGTTGCCGAATTAATTAAACAGAAATGGCCTAATTGTGTGGTTGTTTATGGTGGACAAATGCCACCCCGTTCTAATGATACAAGGTGGGTTAGAAAAAATCCATCAATTTTTGATTTTTTTAAAGTAAGACCATATGTAGATGTTATTGTTCATCACGAGGGTGAAGAAACTACAAGAGAGTTATTAGTAGAATTATTAAATGATAAACCAGATTTAAGTAAGATTTTGGGAATTTCTTATAAAAGTAAAGATTTTTCTACGAATATAAATTTACAAAGGGATAGAATCAAAGATTTAAATTCAATGCCAAGTCCTTATCTTGATGGAACATTTGATAAATTATATGATACGATGCCAAACCATATAAAGAAATTTAAAATGACTATTGAACCATCAAGAGGTTGTCCATATGCATGTACATTTTGTGAAATTGGAGATACTTTATATACTAAAATAGAAAGACATTCTATTGAAAAAATATGTGCAGAATTAGATTGGGCAGCAAAAAGAGAAATAGAGTTTATAGATTGTGCAGATTCTAATTTTGGTTTATTTCCAGAACATAAAGATTTGACAGAACATATGGCAAAGTTAAAACAAGAAACTGGATTCCCAATTAGATTTTCAGTAGCTTGGTCAAAGGGACATGCCGACAGAGTGATTGAAATATATAAAATAATGGCGGATGCAGAACTTGATAAAACTGGAGTAACTATAGCACTACAATCAATGAATCCAGATACATTAAAAGCAGTTAAAAGAAAGAATATTGATAATGGGAAATTAGAAGAATTTATTGCAAAATACGATTTAAAGGATCTTGGTTCTTATGTTGAATTGGTTATGGGATTACCAGAAGAAACTTTAGAATCTTGGGTAGATGGGTTATGTTATTTAATGGAAATAAATCAACATACTTCAGTAAAAACTTTTCCATTGGCAGCATTACCGAATACACCTATAGCAGAAAAAGAATATGGGGAAAAGTATGGTATAGAGTATGCATCCATTTATGAATCAAATCATACACCATATAATCCAGAAGCACAATCTGGTGGTTGGGATATTGTTATTGGAACAAATACTATGCCACATAAAGAATGGAAACGGGCATATATGTTTAAATGGTTGACAGGATGGGCACATTGGTTAGGATATACCCAATCTATAAGTAGATATTTAAGGTCAGTTCTTAATATTTCATATAAAGATTTTTATTGGGGACTTTTTAAATATGCAGAAAATAATAAGAATACTTTTATTGGTAGTGAATATAGGAAAACAGTAGAGAGTTTAGAATATGCAATAAAAAATGCATCTTCATTAGGTAGAATAATAGAAGAAGTGGATATTGATATTAATAAAAATCAACTTATTTGGGACTATGATGAAGCTACGGCAATAAAAATACACTTGGGAAATAAAGAAACACTATATAAAGAAATTGAAGATTTTATAACTAATAATTTAAATGTTAAATTTGACAATAAGATTAAAAAGAATTTGTTTAAATATCAGTTAAATTCAGTCGTTAATCCGTTTGATGTGTATCCTATTGTGGAAACTTTTGATTATAATATTCATGAGTGTGTTGTAGGTAAAACAAATATACCAAAAAATAGTGGACATAAATTTAGATTTGAACAACCAGAAAATAAAGATGGATATTATGGTGATACATTTCAGTTTGCCTGTGAAAAATTATGGTGGTTAAGACATCGTGGGGAATATAAAACCAATGTAATAGAGGAATCAAAATGAAGAAAAAATTATATTTTGTTGAAGTAGATTCCGTATATTCTAATTTTGAAAAAAAATTAAAGTTACCATATAGTACAGGTTTAATTTGGTCGTATTGTTTACAAAACCAAGAAATCAAAAATAATTATGAGTTATCCGATTGGATTTGTTATAGAGATGATATAGATGAAGTTTTTGATAAGATAGAGAATCCGTCAATTGTTGGATTTTCTTGTTTTACTTGGAATTGGAAATTTAATAAAATTTTAGCACAAAAAATAAAAGATAAATATCCAAATTGTTTAATAGTTTTTGGTGGAAAAGAACCACCAAATGAACAATGGTTATTACAAAATCCAGAATGGTATAAGGATTATCCATATTTAGATATCATAGTTCATGGTGAGGGGGAATTAACATTTGAAGAAATATTACTTGAAACTCTAAAAGATAAACCAGATTATACAACTATTGAAGGATGTAGTATTATAAATAAAAATAGTTATATAACTACTTTATCACGACAAAGAATAACAGATTTAAGAGAATCACCATCACCTTATTTGGATGGACTGTTTGATGATATTTATGAAAAATATAAAAAAGAAGGTTTTATTTTTTCAGCTGTTCTTGAAAGTGCACGAGGATGTCCATATTCTTGTACTTTTTGTGAAATAGGTGATTCATATTTCACTAAGGTAAATCAACAACCATTAGAACAGTTATTTTCAGAAATAGAATGGATTGGTTCACATGGAATAGATTATATTGATGATGCAAATTCTAATTTTGGATTGTATTATGATAGAGATATGGAAATAGCAAAATTTTTAGTTCAATGTAATGAAAAGTATGATAATCCACAAACTTACCGTGTTGATTGGGCAAAGAGTAAAGCTGAAAAACTATTTAATATAGCAAAAGTTCTTCATAGTGTAGGATTACATAGGGGTATGACTTTGGCTTTACAATCAATGAATGAACCAACTTTAAAATCTATCAAAAGAAAAAATCTTGTTGATGATAGTGATATGAAACGGATTACTAAATTATATGAGGATGCAGGAATATCTACATATGTTGAAATAATACTTGGATTGCCAGATGAAACATTAGAAAGTTTTAAACAAGGACTATGTAAAATACTAGAATTGGGTGAACATAATTATGTAGGTATGTATGTTTTATCTGCACTTAGAAATACACCTTTTGGTGATAAGAATTATATTAAAAAACATGGAATAAAAACAAAGAGAATATTGGCACCAATAGCAAGATGGGTAGAACCTTCAGATAAGATTTATGAAGAAGTTGATTTAGTAATTGAACATAATAAATTGACAACACCTGAATGGGTAGATATGTATTTATTTTCGTGGATAGTTTCTACGTGTCATCATATGGGATTCACACAATATATTTCAAGATTTTTCAGAGAACATAATGATGTTGAATATGAAGAATTTTATAAAAAGTTATTTAGATATGCATTTGATAACCCAATGTCTATTATAGGACAAGAGTTAATAGAAACTAAAAATCATATAACTAAAATAATTACAGAACCAACACCAAAGACACTTTGGGGCAGAACTATAAAAGAATTTGGTAATTTTCAAGGAGAAAAAGAAGAAGTATCGGCATTAGTATTTATAAAAAATAAAAATAAATTTTATAAAGAATTTAGTTTGTTTTTAAAAAGTAATTTTGATATTGATATACAAGTATTAAATTCTTTGATTAATTTTCAAAAAATTAATATGGTAGATCCTACTAATTATTATCCAATGCAGACGAATACACTGTATAATTTTACAGAAGTTATACACAATAATAAAAAACTTAAATTGGGTGATTATAAATTTGAATTAAATGCAAATAATTATGATGGTGATTATCATCAATATGGTAAAGAGTTATGGTATATAAGAAAGAGTGGAGCAGGAAAGGCAAATATAATAAATACAATATAGTGAGAATATTAATAAAGGATATAAAATGATTTTTGGTTTTAATAAATTTAAAGAAGAAAATGGTGATCCATTACCTAATTGTGAAGATTATGAATTTCAAGGAAGAAAAATTTGTAATTGCGGGAATGTATTTTTAGGTATGTTTCAGGATATTACTATAGATTATATAAAAAGTTCAATCCGAGAATGGGAACATTTAAATGTAGAAACTTTACCTGTAGATAAAATTAAATCTAATTATGTTTATCCTATTGATATAAATTCTTTTGCATACTCTATGGGATATAATAAATGGCCTGATACATTTGAAGATGTGAGTGTTTTTGATTCTATTTCAAGTAAAGTAATAAAAGATGCACAGGATGGAAAGTGTAAAATTTTACTTAATTATGGATATGAGGGACTAGGATCACATCATAGAGATTCTATTTTACATAAACCTCTACTTGAAAGATTACATTTTTTATTAGATAAAAATAAAATTGCACAAAAAGATTTTATTTATATGGATAGTAATAATAGATTAGATAAATCACAGATAGATACAGATATTAATATTATACAATATGAATATTGTGCAATAGATTGGTGGAGATATACATCACAGTACGCAAGAATGTTATATCACGGTAATTTAAAATCATCAAAAAATATGAAAAAGTGGTTGAATATTAGAGATAAATTAAGAAATAAATATTATCTTTCATTTAACAGGATACCGAAAGATCATAGAGTTGATTTAGTTTTAAGTTTAGATAAAAATAAATTATTGGATAAAGGATATGTATCTTTTGCAAATAATATAAAAGATTCGACTTTTAATTGGAGAGATATGGTTTTGGATTATGAAGAAAAATCTTTAGAGAAAAAAATGCCGTTAGTAATTGATGTAGAAGATTTAAGTACTACAAAATATTCATATGAACAATTTGATGTAAAATATTATCTAGACAGCTATTTTCAGATTGTTACTGGTAATAATTTTACTGATTTTAGTGATCAATTAATTTTTAGTGAAAAAATATGGAAACCAATAACAAATTTTCAACCATTTATTTATTTAGATGATGTGGGAGCATTAAAAAAATTACGGGAATATGGATTTAAAACTTTTTCACCATTTATTGATGAGAGTTATGATGACGTTTTAGATATAGATAAAAGATTTGATATGATAGAAAATGAAATTATTAAATTATGTAATAAACCAATAGAAGAAATTCATGAATGGTATTGGTCAATCGTAGATATTTTAAAACATAATTATTATTATTTTTATAAAACATTTATTCCTAAGTTGAAAAATAAATTAATTGAAGATATTGAGAATACATTATGAATAATTTAATTTTTATAAGTGAAGAATTACCATCTAATGATAATGATATTAAAAATTCTCATGATAAAAAGACTTTTATAGATTATATTTGTAAAACAAATCCGAGTATTGAGTCTCATACGTTTTATACTCAATTAAATGTTTTGATGACAATTCCAGAGGAAAAATATTTTGTATTTTATGAATCTTCAAATTTTTATAATTCGATGTTAAAATTAACAACAGATAGTAATTATAAAAAAATTGTTGATGATATGAGAAATGATTTGTGTAAAGTAATTCTTTTTACTCCTGAAATTGTGGATGGAGATTATAGACCTAATTCTTCTTTGTTTAATATTACAGATATTCTTAACAATAATAAAATTTCTACCAAAAATGTAAAATATATGTTATTCGAATCTATTATTAATAAAGAGAAAAAGGCATTTGAATTAAAGGGAGAATATATAACACATAACAGGTGTGCGAATAATATATACTCCGCACACAACCATATGAAGGATAACACTTTTTTTCATATATTAGATAATAGTAGAAATTATTATAGAAAGTATAAATATATTACATTTAATAACGCAGTTAAAGAACATAGATTTGAGTTATTAAGATATTTGAATAAAGAAAATTTATTGAAATATGGATTAACATCTTGGTTTACAGGAGAAGATTCTGGATTAACTTCTTCGATATTAAATATTTATGATAGTATGTATAAGTTTACTGATGAAGAAAAAAAACTCATTGGTAATAAAGGAGATTTAAAAGTTCTTGGACAACAGGACTACTTGAATATAGTACCACATTTTGATTGCTATTTTAATATAGTTACGGAAAGTGCTTGGGGTCCTGGTTATGATAATACAAATCCACAAAAAATTATGATTACAGAAAAAGTATGGAAACCTATAATATCTTTTCAACCATTTATTTTAATATCAACTAAAAATAATTTAAATAAATTACAGGAATGGGGATTTAAAACATTTGACGGTTTTATTGATGAATCTTATGATGGATTAGAAACTTATGAGGAACGGAAAAGAATAATTTATTCTGAGATAAAAAGATTGTGTTCTAAAAGTATAGAAGAATTAGATGATTGGTATTGGAAAATGGAAGATATTTTGAGATATAATTATAATCATTTTTTCAATACTTTTATTATTGATGAGCATAAAAAATTAGAGAATTTTTTAAAATGGTAAAAATATATAATGATACAATAGCTATTCCAGATTTAGAAGTAGCTAAATTTTGGAGAGATTCTTTTAAAGACGGAGTTAATCCTATTATGAATAGTGAGCATTATTCATTTCCAAACACTGGTGAAATTTTTGTAGATAAATTTGACAAATATATTAAATCATCAAAGTTAAATAATTTGAAAGGATTGGATGATTATAAACATAGATCCTTTATTCATGGTACAAGTCAAGCATTTGATTCTTTTTGGATTAGACACAATAAAAAAAGGTTTAGATGTTTTAAAGGAGAATTTTTCTATCATCAGGCTAATTGGAAAAAATTTCATAATTGGTGTTATTTGGAAGATGACCATATTCAAACAAATGATGCGGTAGTTATTAGTTTACCATTTTCAGATTATGGTAAAGAACATCCAAAGATGAGAGAGATATTAGATGAGTGTGAAAGATGGGAAGTGCCTGTATTGATTGATTGTGCATATTATTTAATTGGACAAGATATAGAGTTTGATTTTACAGAGTATAAGTGTATTGAAGATATAACATTTAGTTTAAGTAAAGGTTTTCATTTAGCTAATAGATTACGTGCAGGAACTAGATATTCTAAAAAATATTATGATGATAATATTCATATGTCTATAGAATTTCATCAATATAGTTTTTTATCAGCACATCTTGGTACCGAATTGTTATCTCATTTCCCTCCAGATTTTACGGTAAATAAATGGAAAGATAAACAACTTGAGGTATGTAAAGAGAATAATTTGAAACCAAGTGATTGTGTTATATTTGCATTTGGTGGAGATAAATATAAAGAATTAAATAGGGGAACGGAAGTTAATCGTTTATGTATCTCATATGCAATAGGTGATAAAATAAAATGAAAAAGTATAAATATAATACAGACAAATATAGATTTAGAGAATTGGTATCTGAATTATTTCAAGTAGATGATTTAGAGAAAATACATGAAGATAAATCTGATTGGGTTAGAGATGAATATAAAAAATTAAATGTTCATAATGAGAACACTACTGATTTTCACGAAATATTTTATAAAAGGTTAAATGATAATTGGACAGAATTGTACAAGTCTTATGATGATTTTATACATACTGAAATTGTTCCGATATTTAATGAGAAATTTCATTATCAATATTTACCAAGTTTTAGAATACATTTGCCATATAATAATCAGGCTATACATACTTGGCATTCAGATTCAGATCAATTACATAAACATCCTAAAGGTGAAATAAATATTTGGATACCATTAACTAAATGTTATGGAACAAATACTATGTGGATTGAGTCCGAACCATTCAAATTAGATTTCAAACCATTAGAAGGAGATTATGGAAACTTTTGGACTAATGAGGGGAATGTTTGTATGCACGGAAATAAACCTAATGTAACAAATATGACAAGAATTAGTTTAGATTTTAGAATTATGCCACTTTCTAAATATGATCCAAATTTTGAGGAAGCATCTAACGATAAATTAAAGAAGTTTTTACTGGGAGGGTATTATAAAGAATTATGAAGAAGATTATTGTATGTGGTGATAGTGGCCACTTTTTCGGTTATTTAATGCTCGATAATCAACTATTTTCAAATACCGAAGAAATAGAATATGTAAAAATGATAGGTATTCAAAATAATGATGAATCGCCAAATATAAAAGAGTTAATAAAACTTGAAGAATTTGATGTATCCGAAGATAATTTGTATTTATTCCTACTTTCTTATAATGATATTTTAGAAACGAATATTGTATTTGATGAAAAAATATTGAAAGAGTTATCACGAGGTAAAATAAAATTAGTTATTGATAGGGGAGGTGAACTTATCAATGAATTTGATGTATCAAGTATAATACAAAAAATAAGTAAATATAATTTAGATATAGATATAGTTTTTATAACAATGAATCTTGGAAAAAAGTATAATAAAGAAGTTGGGTTTGACCAACAACTTGTTGAATGTGCATTGTATGTACCAAAAGTTTTAGATGATGTGGATGATTTTTATTTTAAAGATTTGTCTGAGTATAAAAAGACACATAGATTTATATGTTTAAATGCTACTTCTACACCCCAGAGATTATTGATAATTAGTAAAATATTAGATGGAGAATTGGATAAGAAATCTATGATATCTATGGTAAATAAGTGTAATGATTCAGAAGATAAAATGTTATCAGACTTAAAAGAATTTTCTAAAAGTATTGATGAAAAGTCTATTAGTAGAACTATAAGTAAACTACCAATAACATTTGATATGAGTTCGGATGATTTTAAAAATCCTATTTATTTTACAAATTCAATGTTAGTTAATAAAGATTATATTTTAAATCTTAAAAAATCATATTTTAGTCTGGTAACTGAAGCAGAGATGCTTCCATTTTTTAAAGATAATCCTTGTAAGATAACAGAAAAAATTTACAAGGCTATATCATTTCATCCTTTTATAATTATTGGTGGGTGTGGTATACTAAAATATATTAGAAGTCTGGGATTCAAAACTTTTCCTGAAATGTTTGATGAAAGTTATGATGATATAGAAGATAATTATGAAAGAATTGATTTTATATATAAGGAAGTTAAGAAACTTTGTGATATGGATGATGAAGAATTACATAAAATATATGTTTCAATAATACCTAAAATAAGACATAACTGTAAAATATTACATAATATAGATATAGAAAAAATAATAATAAAGTTATTTAAGGATATAGAAAAGAAAAGAGAGATGAATAAATGAAAAAAGCATTAGTTTGTGGGGCAGGTGGATTTATAGGCTCACATTTAGTTAAAATATTAAAAAAAGAAGGTTATTTTGTTCGTGGAGTCGATTTAAAATATCCTGAGTTTAGTGAATCAGAAGCAGATGTATTTATTAAAGATGATTTAAGAAAATTATCTGTTGTAGATATGTGTGTAGATGGAGTTGATGAGATATATCAGTTAGCAGCAGATATGGGTGGAGCTGATTTTATTTTTACGGGTGAGAATGATTCAGATATAATGCACAATTCAGCGATGATAAATCTCAATATAGTAGATTCTATGAAAAGACACGGAGTGAAGAAAGTATTCTATTCATCATCTGCTTGTATGTATCCTGAAGATCATCAATTAGAAGTTGATGTTCCCGCATTAAGAGAAGATATGGCATACCCTGGCAATCCTGATTCTGAATATGGTTGGGAGAAACTTTTTAGTGAGAGGTTATATTTAGCATATGCAAAGAATTATGATTTTGATGTAAGAATAGCAAGATTTCATAATATATTTGGTCCAGAAGGAACATATGATGGTGGTAGAGAAAAAGCACCAGCGGCACTATGTAGGAAGGTAATTGAATCCAATGGGAAAATAGAAGTTTATGGAGATGGACAACAAACTCGTTCATTTCTTTATATTGACGAATGTATTGAAGGAATTAGACTATTGATGAAATCGGAGTGTATAGAACCATTAAATCTTGGTTCAGATGAAGTTCTTTCTATTAATGATTTTGCACAAATGATTATAGATATTTCCGAAAAAGATGTTAGTATTAATAATATAGATGTACCACAACTTGGTGTTAGAGGTAGAAATTCAGATAATACCTTGATAAATGAAAAACTTGGTTGGAGTCCAACACAACCATTACGAGTTAGTATTGAAAAAACTTATAAGTGGATTGAAAAACAAATGAACAGTATAAAATAGATATTATATATATTTATACATAGAGTACTTATCATTAAAATTGGAGTGATTAATATGAAATCTGGTGTAAAGGCGCAATCAGATAAATTTCGTACATATAAGAAGGAGTCTGAGTCAGAATTTGACCACCCGTATAAGAATCCTTATACTGTTAAGACATATAAGAAATTAGGGGAAAATGTTATCGCTATTGCTTATGAGAATAATAGCAATAGTGTTTTTAATATAATAGAAAAAGTAGATGGTAAGTGGAAATCATTATATAAAGAGGAAGTTCCTATGAAAATAACTAAATCACAATTAAAAGAAATAATTAAAGAAGAACTTAAGTCAGTATTAACTGAAGGAACTCGTTGGTTGGTGGGTATTGAAGCACCGAGTGGTAAAATAGCATCAGTATATGGGCATTGGGATGGATATCCTGAACACGTTGGTAAAATGTTGAAAAAACATTATAAAAATCCATCAAAAATAAAAAAGTTATTAAAGCTTGGAAAACAAGGTATTTCTTCAATTGATAAGGATATTAGTGGCGCAAAAGATCATTCATTTTCTGAACCAGTAGACGGTCAAACAGTATTTTATGGACGTGATAGAGGCGAGAAAGGTAATTTTTCAAAGACTTGGAAAAATAGGGATGCAGTAAAATTTAATAGTGGTGAAGAATACGGGTATGTTTGGTCTGTGAAAGATAAAAAATGGTATTATAAATCACGATATAGTAATCCAAAAGATTGGACAGAATTGAAGTGATTAGTTTAAAATCATTACTTAAAAATTTGAAGGAAGCACAGATAACTGTGCCAAAAAAAGGTGTGGAGTCCCCTTTGGATGCAAAAGTACAGATACCTGGATATGGTGTAATGACTAGAAAACAAATGCAAAAAAGTATTCAGAGGTTTGTTACTGAAGTGTCTAAGTATATTCGTAAGGGAGAAGTAGAAAAAGCTCACTCAGCATTATATAATCGTAATGCATTGAAGGTATTTTTAGAAACAGAAATTAAACATAGTGGTAAATAAAATGGATAAATATAATAAATCAATACAACATACATGATTTCACCACGCAACTTGGGGGTCACCCAAGTATGAAAATAAAGGTGTTGGTGAAGTAACTTGGCATTCACTAACGGAAAATGGTAAAGTAGAATTTGTAAATATTAAATTTGGTAGTAGGGTTTATGAAAATGTAAGTGTTAAACATTTGAAACCAGTTGATGAATCTCAACATTCTCACTCACGAAGTGGTAAGGAACTTGATGATAAAAAGAAAAAGAAAGTTAAAAAAGAGAGTAAAATGATTAAGTTAAAAGATTTAATTAAAGAAGGTGGAATGGGTATATTATCTAAAGATCAAGCAGATATATTGCAGGGATTAGTAATGAAACATAAAAATAAAAATGCTGCTGCAATATTAAGACTTGTAATTAAGAGTGGACATTTTAAAGGTGTAGATAAAAAAGAAATGTTGGGATATATTGAAGGTGCTAAAGATTTTGCTAAATATATGAGAATGTAAGATGATTAAACTAAAAAAATTAATAATTGAAAGTAAAAATCCAAATTTTGATTGGCAACGGAGACAGTTGGATATGCATTATGATATGTTTAATGCTGTACCAACTAATTCACATAGACAGCATTTACTTGTTAATTCTTTAGTTGAAATGTTAAGTTTGATGGAAAGAGAAGGAATGAAGGGGGATAAAGAATATAAACTTTTAAATAAATTATATAAAGATTTAGTAAATGTTCAAAAAGAATTTAGTAGGGTTGAATCAAAAATTAAGAAATTGAAGAATCAGATGCCAGTTTTTAGAGCTATTGATTCGTTTAAGGGGAAATGAAATGAAACAAACTATAAAAGGTAATATAGATTTTATGAAAAAAACAATATTACCAATGACTAAAGACGCTGGAATTATGAAGGTAAAGATTACTATAATAAAACCTCAACTCCCGGATGATAAAGTAGGGATGGAAATAACCTTTGATACAGATAAAGAAAAGAATGCTAAATTATTGGCTTTATTAAAGAAAAAGGTAGGTCAAAAACGATCTTCTAAAAGGAAGAAAATGAATTTAACAGTTTCTAAAGAACAAATAAAAGAAATCATTAAAGAAGAATTACAAAAATTTAATGAAAGTAAAGTTAAAGAATATGGGTTTAAAAGTGATGTTGAAAAGTTTAAACAAGAGTATGATACCCATCAGGGAGAGTTTAAACAAAAAGCATTGAGTCTTCGTGAAAGACAACAGACTATGAAGGCTGTAGGTGTTGTTAATCAAAAAATTATGGAAATGTTAAGTGAATTAAATAAATTACCTGTATCAGATGCTTTAGAGAATGTAAATAAAAGTAGTGTAAAGAAATACATTAGTGCTTTGGAGACATTAAAAGGTATTTGTGAACAAAACGCTAGTTGGATTGAAGAAAATAAATAATGAAAATGGATATATCACATATAATTTTATCAGGAGCTACCTTGATTTTAACAGGAATGGGTGGTTGGGTATTATCAACCGTAGATGAATTGAAAAGTGAAGTTTCGTTGCTTAGGTATGAAGTAACTGAGCTGAAGGAAGATGTGGATGTTATGAAGGCAGGACTTTATTTAACAGACCCAGATCATGATTCAAGAACTTGTCCAATTTGCTTACATCAAAAAGTGGGATATTAAAATGAAAATAACTAAAGCACAATTACGAGAAATCATTAGGGAAGAAATTCAATCTATTAAAGAAGCCACAGAAAATGCCGAATGGACAAAGGAAGAAAAAGCGTTAATAAAAAGGACGAAAGTAAAAGTTGATGGTAAAATGCACAAATTTTCAATTGAAAAAGGTGGGCACATCAAAACATTAAAGGTGGCAAAATTTGATGTGAAACATAAAGATAATCCATCATACGGTATAATAGAAAAACATCTTATTAAAGGAAAAACTTCATATTCTGGGTTTTTTTCAGGGTATGTAGGTCAAGGAATGGGTTGGAAAAGTAATGAAGTTAAGGACAGTAAAGAATTTGATGAAGAACAGAATTTAAAGTTGTTAGCTATGCAATTTAAAAAATTACAAACAATAATTAACCGAGTGTGGTAAAAATAAAATGAAAATAACTGAAGCACAATTACGAGAAGTTATTAGGGAAGCCTATAAAGATGGGTTTTTTGAGGAAATAACAGAAGATATATTAAATGATGATACGGAAATGTCTTATTTGATGAGGGCATTTTTATCAGAATTGAAAAGAAAACGGGTAGTTCGTGGTAAAAAAGCTAAATATAGAGTTATTTGTCCTAAAGGTAAAAAGTATGTATCTACAAAAAAACAATGTGTTAGGGTTGGTGGAGCTGAAAAATTTAGAAAAAGAAGAGGAGCAAAAAAGGCGGCAATTAAAAGAAAACGTAAAATGTCAAAAATTTTGAAGAAACGTGCTAAATCTATGAAAATTAGAAAATCTAGAGGAATGTAGTTCCAAATGCCTTTCAAATCAGAAAAACAGAGAAAATGGATGCACGCTAATAAACCTAAAATGGCTAAGAAGTGGGAAAAGGAAGAAGAATCTGTAGACGAGGAAAAGAAAAGGGATTATAAGGATGAATATAAAAAATTTCAGTCATCTGATAAAGCAAAAAAATACAGAGCAGAATTAAATAAATATAATAGACAAAAGGGTACTTATGGTAATAATGATGGTAAAGATGCATCACACAAGGGAGGCAAAATAGTGGGATTCGAAAAAGAATCAACTAATCGTGGTAGAGCCGAAAAGAGTAGGTTAAAGAAAGAAGCTATTTCAAGAGATGAATGGGCACAATATCCGAAGTATGCAAGAAAATTAAAACCCTATTTACAAAAACTTTTTAAAGTACCATTAAGAGTTAAAGTTATAAAACAAGCTAATCATAATCCCTGGATTGATGTAAGAGTGGCTAGATTTGGAAAAGATATAATCCCAAATGATTTCAGGAAAAAGGCCGCTAAAGTTATTGGTGCAAGTGGAGTCAGAGATTGGGATAATGTAAATTATGGTAACATAAGAGTAAATTCAATATCGCTACAGGCGGATGATTGGAAAAAATTGTTAGGAAATAAAGTTAAAAGTGAATCTGTAAATGAAATTATGGCAGGTTCTCAGATTCCAAAAACACCTACAAAAAAATTAGTAAAAATATATAAACAGATGGCGGATGAAAGATTATCTAGTGGGGCTGCGTTAATTTTTAGAATGATTGCAAAAGAATTAATAAAACGTAAAGCTAAGTTAGAAGGTGGTAAAGATTGTTGTGGTAATTGTAAAGAAGGTAAAGAGTGTTGTTCTGAAGAATCCGTAAATGAAGCTAAAATTTTAACCGATAAAGAATGGCGAATAGCTCACGGCATTTTTATAAGAAATAAATTTTTTCCAACGATGCAAAAGAATTTTGAGAGAGCAATTAAAAATAAAGATAATCACAATTTTAGAACAGCCATAGAGAGTGTTATAAGATATATGAGAAGTGCTCCAAAAACTCAATTAAAGATGAAAATTAAGGAATCTGTAAATGAGAGAAAATTAAGTTCTTATCAAAAGAAAGCAATATCGATAGCTATAGAAATGAGTGGTAATATGACGGGGGCTACTAAGAAGATTGAAAAAATTAAAAAGGGATTGTCTAACGACAAAAAAGTAAAAGATGCTCTTCGACTTGCGAACGAATCCGTAAATGAAGCTAGAACTATTAATGTAGAACCTAATTGGGAAGGCATGTGGAGATTTTTTAAGCGGATGGCAAAAACTAACCCAAGAGATTGGAAAAAAATGGAACGTAAGTTGGGGGGAGAGTGGCTTAAAATAGATAAAATGGCACAACAAAAAGGATGGAAATCCGAATCCGTAGATGAAAGTGGTATTTTATATCGTGCTGGTGTAAAAAAATATGGTAAAGAAGGAATGCGTAAAATACAACAAGCCGCGGGTAAAAGAAAATCTCATGCAGAAATAGGTAAAATTAAAGATAAATATGAGAAAGAATCACTTGAAATAGAAGAAGGATTTGGTAGCTCAGAATTAATGGGAAAAAAAGACCTAGCAGTATTTGAAAAAACAAGACAGAAAAATGCTGAAGTTTTGGGTTATAAATTAACAGGAAAATCAGATATTAAACCTATAAAGGAAAAATCTAAAGTTACAAAGTAATAAATGAAAGTTATATTTATAAGTAATGGAATTACGTAAAATAATAGAATTTTTGATTTCATTGTTTAAAAAAAGCAATATTGAAACAGATCAAAATAGTAGGAGCAATACAATGCGAGAAGAAGTTTTAACGTCATTTGACGAGATAATTGAATTAACATTAGAACACGAAGGCGGTTACGTTAATGATCCAAAAGATTTAGGCGGGGAAACTAATTTTGGAATCGCAAAAAGATTTTATCCAGATGTAGATATTAAAAATTTAACCAAAGAGCAGGCAAAAGATATTTATAAAAAAGACTATTGGGATAAGAATAAGGTAGATGACTTACCAGAAAACTTAAAACATATATTCTTTGATATGGCAGTCAATCAGGGAAGAGGTTCGGCAGTCAAAATATTACAGAGAGCAATAAATGGTAAAGGTGGTAAGTTAACAGTTGATGGTGGTTTTGGACCTGGAACAAAGGCAGCATTAGCAAAACATACCCCCGAATTAGATAGAGTTCGTTGCTATAGAGTTAAATATTATATGGATTTAGTAGCGAGAAAACCTGAGCAGGAAAGATTTTTGTTTGGGTGGTTTAGACGTGCGTTGGAAGTATAGTGCTTAAATGGCATAGGAAAGTTAAATGGATAAATTAACTGAATGGTTAACTAAACCTTTTTTGGATGAGAGTGTAGATTTACCTATAGAGATTGGTGATACAGTCAAGATGGGAAAATTTAAAAACAAAAAGGTAGTCGTTAAGAAAATAGATTGGAATGAAAAAGGTGATTTACTAATAAACGGTAGACCAGCTTTAAAGTTCAGATTAATGCCCAAAACTAATATTTTTGATAAAGAAGAAGTTACTGAAGAGTGGCCTAAAAATTGGATACCTACAGGGTTGGGTATGAGAAAGCGACAGAAGCGGGTTTATGGTAGATTAAATCGTTCTATTAGAGAAGGAGTAAATGACCCAGGTATATTTAAAGCAGTTTTTCTTGCAGGTGGTCCTGGAAGTGGAAAGTCATATGTTGCTGGTGGATTGTTTGGAATACCAGATAAAGTAAATGTTTCTGCTTATGGATTAAAACTTGTTAATCAAGATACAGAATTAGAAAATTTTCTGAAAAAATACTTTGGTACAACGGATTTAGATAATATGCCAGATGATTTATTTAGACAGATTACAGACCCAAGTTATAGTGCACATATGGGTGTTAGAAAACATGCTAAAGCCTTGAGTAAACAAAGATTAAAGTTATATTCACAAGGTAGACTTGGAGTTATTATAGATGGAACTGGTCATAAATTTAAAGATGTTAAGAAAGAACGACAAAAATTGATTGATTTAGGTTATGATACCTATATGGTATTTGTAAATACCTCATTAGAAGTTGCACAAATGAGAAATAAATTAAGAGATAGAATTTTACCTTCTGAACTTGTAGAAAAATATTGGAATAATGTACAAAAAAATATGGCATATTTTCAAGGGATGTTTGGTGGTTCTAATTTTATGTTAGTTGATAATAATGCTACTTTAAATCCAAAACAAGCACAGAAAAAGTTTAATATGTTGGTGAAAAAGGGTATTGGTAAATTTATTAAAAAACCAATAAAAAGCAGACAAGCTAAAAAGTGGATTGAAAAACAAAAAATTGTTAAAGAGTTTATTGGAATAACTGCTGGAGATGGAACTATATCTGGTGCACCCGATCCTAAAAAAGTTAGGAAAATCAAGAAAAAATTAGATAAAGAAAGAGAAGATGACCAATATCGTACGATAGATGAAGCTAAACAAAAATTAAAATTAAATATACCAGCAGATATAAAAAAAATACATAAGTTATTTAAAAAGAATAGAAAACAACTTTATGTGGTAGGTGGAGCTGTGAGAGATGCCATCTTGGGTAAAAGTCCAAAAGATTTTGATATGGCAACTGACGCCAAACCAGACGAAGTATTAGCTATTGCAAAACAAGGTAAATTTAAAACAGTAGAAGTTGGAAAATCTTTTGGTGTTGTTATGGTTAATGGACATGAGATTGCTACATTCAGAAAAGATATTGGTAAAGGTAGGAGACCAGATGCGGTAGATTTTACTGATATAAAAGGAGATGTTAAACGTAGAGATCTTACTATCAATGCTTTATTTTATGATATTGATAAAAATACTATAGTAGATTTGGTAGGTGGAATTAAAGATTTAAAAAAGAAACAAGTTCGTACAGTAGGATTAGCAGATGAAAGATTCGATGAAGACCCATTAAGAAAACTACGAGCACTACGATTTAATGCAGCACTTGGTGGAACGATGCATGTAGATACATTTGCAGCATTAAAGAAAAACCCAAGTTTAAATGGAGTAAGTAGTGAAAGAATTAGAGAAGAATTTGTAAAGAGTTTGATTAAAGCAAAATCACCAAAGAAATATCTTCAATTGGCTAATAATCTTGGAATGTTACAACAAATATTGCCAGGACTTAGCATAAATAAAAAATTTATAAATTCTAAAGATTATATAGTACAACTTGCATATTTGTTAAAAGATAATAATCCTGGTAAATTAGGTAATAAATTAAATTCCATGCGATATACAGTTAAGGAATCTACAAATGTATTATTTTTAGTATCTTTACAGAATTTTAAATCAGAAGAAATTTATATGTTTAAGAAGTTTCAAGAAAAAACAAATTTAACAATTGCTCAAATAAAGGAATATGGAAAATTAATTGGTAATGAGTCAGATGTTGTAAAGATGGCTAAATTTAAATTATCTGTTGGTAGTAAAGATGTTTCTAAAGATTTAAAAGGGCCTGAAATAGGTAAAGCAATAAAAACAAAGGAGAAAGAGAAATTTTTAAATGAAATAGCAATTAGACCAATTAAATCATTCAGAGATTTATATACTGCATTACCATCTGATTTAAAAAAGAGAGTAATGGATTTAAAAAAGGTAACGCAGAGAAAAGATGCTCATCCAGAGGGTAATGTTTTAAAACATACTATAACTGTAGTTAATAGAGCAATGAAATTGAATCCAGGTGATATAGATTTGGCACTGGCTGCATTATTCCACGATATAGGTAAAGATGAAACCGCAGGCATTCATCCAAAAAAAGGACATCCAACTCATTATGGACATGAACATGTTTCTGCTAAATTAGTTAAGAAATATCGTACGTGGATTAAATCAATGGGTGGTAATCCAGTTGATATTTATTATATAGTAAAACAACATATGAGAGTTAAGAATGTAGATGTCATGAAGATAGCAAAACAAAGAAAGTTAAAACAATTTAGGTCTTATGATAAATTGAAAAAATTTAGTGATAAAATGGATACGGGTGGTTTAAAAGTTGATGAAGATTTTATTTTGGAATTTGTAAATAAACCAAAGATGAAAAAGGCATTGAAAACATTAATTGATAAAAACGTATTACCAAAAAATTATGCTAAGAATATAAGTAAATTACAAACATTTCTTTCTAACAATCCATTAGTAATGACACAATTATTAAGATTACTTGGTGAAAATATTAATGAAAGTAAAAAAGAATTTGTAATTTGGGGTATTCCTCCAGGTAAGAGACAAGAAGATATACTTTATACAAAAGCCAAATCTCATTCCGAAGCTAAAAAGATAATAAAAATATTAACAGCAAAACATGGAGTTACGAAAGCTAGAATACAAGTTTTAGATATGGCACAAGATCCAAAAGATATTTGGAAAGCTGATAAATTATTTAAAGAGGAAACTTCAAAGATTAAAAAAATAGTAGGAATATATGCAGGTAGGTTTCAACCATTTGGACCTCATCATAAAAAAGTATATGAGTGGATGAAGAAACAATTTGATGATGCGTATATAACTACATCAGACATCAAAAAACCACCTAAACATCCAATGAATTTTAAAGAGAAGAAACGACATATGCTTAAAATGGGAATTCCATCTAATAAAATTGTTAAAGAAAGACAACCATATGTCGCGGTAAATACACTTAAAAAGTTTACAGAAGATACTACTGCAGTAGTTTATATTTTTGGAAAGAAAGATGCTGATAGATTATCTGGTGGTACAAAAAAGGGTGGCGAAAAAACTTATTATCAAGATTATAAAAAGAATAAGAAAAATTTAGTGGGTCATAATAAACATGGATATATTTTAACCGCTCCACATTTTTCTATACAGGCAGGTGGTATGGAAGTAAGTGGTACTGCTATGAGACAATTACTAGGTTCACCAAAGTATGCAGATGATAGGGAACGGAGATTTAAAAAATTCTTTGGTTATTTTGATAAAGGTGTTTATAATATGATGACTAATAAATTTAGTAAATTATTTGGTGAAAATGTTGTAATAACAAAAGAACTTATAAATGAATTTTTAGTAGATGTAGATGTATCAAAATATTTGAATGAAGCAACTTTTCAGACTAATGCTCCTATAGATGATGGGCCCGCTCATTATTATAAAGGTTTTGGCGATTATAAAAAAGGATCTACTGAGTGGTTAGATTCTATTTTTAAAGAAACAGGATGGACAGTTTTAAATTATATGCTTGCTGATGAAGCACATGACCCAGCTTTTGATTATACATTAAATTATAGATTTATGCCAACACCTTCTTATGGAACTGTAGGAATAAAGGGTAGACAGAGTGAACGTAATTTACATAACAAGTATAAAGAAAGATTAAATTTTGTATTGTCTAATTTAGGATTTGAAGTTATTAAGTGGTTAGGTTTAGAAGATAATGTGTTAAAAGTACAAGTACAAGAACCAGTATTACCTGGAGCAGATGATGAAACAGAAAATACTGATTTAAAAGAATCAAAGTTGTTTTCAAAAGAGTGGTGGAATAAAGAATTGTTAAAAGAAGCTGGCGAAGAATACTGGACGGATAAGTCGGTAGACGCTCAACAAGATTATATAAGTAAACATAAAACTTCTAAAAATGTAGAACCAGATAATCCATCAGGTAAAAAAGAAAGAGATCCTTTTAATCTAAATTATAAAGATTATGATAATGCTCCAGATTTTGGAGATAACACAGAGGAAGGTTTTAAAGAAAATCGTTGGAGAGACAATTATATACATCAAACAGAGGGTGGAAGTAGTATAATTGGAACAAATCATGGTCATAAGGTATATGATGAAGAACAAGATACGGATATTTATGCTATAGAACATTCAAAAAATTGGGCAATAGAGAATAAGGTACTTCCTGAAGTAAAACAGAAAGTAAAAGATGCATTAGATGCAAAAAAGAAAGTTTGTTTTTTGACTGAAGGTGGTAAAAGTGATGATGATCCATTTGCAGGTGGTGGTGGAGATGAACAAGAATATATAGTTAAAGAATTAAAGAAAGAGTTTGGTGATAAAATAGATTGTGTAAAAACTTGGGATGGAGAAAATTCAGATATATCAAATCCAGACGCGCCAATATATGACCAAATCGCAGACGAAACAGGAAATATAAAAGAGGAAGAACAGGCTTTTATGTTTGCAAATATGTTTGGTCAAGGTGATGAGGATTCTGTTCCCGCAGATAAATTAACTAAACAAAATAAAAAAGCATTAAGAGATGCTGGGTATAAAGGTGGATTTCCACCAGGATCAGGTAATGGAGAAGTTGAATCATTAGAGGGTGATGCAGATTACGAAGCTGATAAACAATTATTATATCTAATGTCATATCCTGGTGATTTTGAGTCTGGACATAAAGATTTTAAATGGGCAGAAAAGAAATATGGTAAAGACCATTTAAGTAGTTTAGTTAAAGGTAAAGCTGGAAAATCAGCTAAATCTTTCAATAAAGCTCGTGATATTCAAATGGATAAAAAAATAAAAGAAATAGAATCTGATGGCAAAACTGTTGCTATAGTAACACCAGGTGCATCACACTCATATTCAATGGGCGATGTTGTAGGTGGATGGAAGAAACAAGAATCTGCAACAGAATCGGTTATAATAGAAGGTATGACTTTAGAAGAGGGAGTCAAGTTTAATAACTTTCTAAAAGATTGGTCTAAAAGGGCAAAACAACCATTATCTAAAGTTAGAAAGTCTATGATGAATAAGAATACTTTTTCTGTTGCTAAATTAAATGATTTTAGTGTGGATAAAGTATTTGAGGGCGCTAAGAAAGGATTTAAAGCATATCAAAAAATTATTAATTATGTACCTGATAAGATAGCACAGAAATTAGCAACAACTAAATTTGGGCAAAAGAAAGAAAAGTCTTTAGTTAAATTAGATAATTATCTCAGAGAACATCCAAAACTAAAAAGAGTAATGGGTATAGGTGCGGCAGCAGCGGTAACTTACGCATGGACAAAGATGACTTTTATCGGAGACCCAGAATATGATTTAGATTTATCAGCTGCAGCGACAGCGGCGGCGGTTGGAGATGTTTCATTTGCACAGTTATTTAGTGGTGAAATGGGAACTAAGTTTTTAGTATTAACTGCAGTGGGAGCAGCGACAGGGTTGACAGCACCTTATGTAAAAGCTTTTGGTCGTGTTGGAACAATGGCGGCGGGAGTTTCATTTGGGGCTTATAGAGCATATAAAGCTCGGAAACAAAAGAAATCAGATGCAGAAAAGAAAGATGCAGGAAAGTTTATGGCGAACGCACCTGATACAGTAAAAAACCCCAATCCAAAAGGTAGAAAGAAAACAATAAGTCGTAAAAGTGCAGTTCAATGGGTGGCTAAAAATAAAGGAGATAAGGCGGCTAAAAAATATGTAAAAAGTTTGTCTGAAAAAATATCAATAGTTGAGGATTTAGATTTATTAATTGAAGGTGGAGCATATGGACATATGAATCATCCATTTGATGATAAAGATTTGACATTTGGAGATTTAAAGAAAATAATTACTGATGGATTAGGCGGAAATCTTAATAGAGAAGATGGTGTTACAGAAAAATTAGATGGTCAAAATTTAATGATTAGTTGGAAAGATGGAAAATTAGTTACAGCCAGAAATAAAGGACAATTAAAGAATTTTGGTGAAAAGGCTATGACTACTAAAGGTGTTGCTTCTAAATTTGCAGGTAGGGGTGATATTAAAAATGCATTTGTTTTTGCAATGAAAGATTTAAGTAAATCTATAGGAGCGTTATCGGATGCTCAAAAGGAAAAGGTTTTTGGTAATGGTAAGAGATGGATGAATCTCGAAGTTATGTGGCCTAAGTCATCAAATGTCATAGATTATGATAAAGCACAAATAGTATTTCACGGTACTTTAGAATATGATGATAGTGGAAATCCTATAGGACAGCCTAAAGGGTCTGCAAGAATGTTAGCTGGTATGATTAAACAAGTTAATCAACATATACAAAAACATTATAAAATTGGTAAACCACAATTTTTAAGTGTTCCTAAATCACAAAACTTTGATGCTAAGAAGAAAACTTTTTTAAGTAGGTTAAGTAAATTACAAAAAGAATATGCATTAAAAGATAAAGATACTTTAGCACTTTACCATCAAAGGTATTGGGAAGAATTTATTTTTAACGCAGAAAAACAATTTAGAGTAAAAATAACAAATAAAGCATATAAATCTTTAGTAAAACGTTGGGCATTCTTTGATAAATCATATAAAATACCAATGATTAAAAAAGATTTTAAGAAATATCCTGATTTTTTGGATTGGGTATTAACTACAGATAAGGTAGATCATCAAAAAATGGTAAAACAAAATATGAGGCCTTTTGAAGTTTTATTTTTTGCAGTAGGAACTGAAATTTTAAAAAATATCAGTGGATACTTAGCCGCATCTCCAGATGATGCAGTACAAAAAATAAGAAAGAATGTAATTGGAGCAATAGCTAAAGTAAAAACCGCCAAAGATATTAAGAAATTGGAAGCATTAAAACTACAAGTAAGTAAATTAAATTCAATAGGCGGGTTAGATTCTATAGTTCCATCAGAAGGAATTGTATTTAAGTATAAAGGTAAAGTTTACAAATTCACTGGCGCATTTGCACCAGTAAATCAAATTTTAGGGTTATTAACTTTTTAGGAGAAATTATGGCAGGATATAGTAAAGAAAATCAAAGACAGAATGAGGCATTACAAAATATTATGGATGGGGGAAAGCCTGAAAAACGAGTATTTGTAAGTGGTGTTGATAAAGAGTTTAAAAAAGAATTAGAAGAAAAAGAAGCAATAGAGAAAAAAATAAAAGATGAAAGATCAGAGATTTTACAGGAAGCTAGAACGCCTTGGTTTTGTCCTAAATGTGATAGGATAATGAAAAAAAGGATTGATAGTCAGTATTATCGTAGATATAATCATTGTTTGGATTGTCAGGTAGAATTTGAGAATAAATTAGCGGTACAGGGAAAATTAAATGATCATATCAAAGAAACTGTTAGACAAAATAAAAAATCTTATCTTAAAGAAATGAAACAGTCTATTGAAGAGTGGAAAAAAGCTCCAGATACAGTTACTTTTCTTAATCAGGTTAAACCAGATGGATATTCACTTGATGAAGAGCAGTGGGAAGTAGATAAAGACAATATTAACAAAGAAATTGAAGAAGCCGAAGAATATTTAAAAAAATTGGAAGAATCAATTTAATATATTTATATATTTATAGGTGTAGGATTATATACAATAGGAGAAGTTCATGTCGGACATAAAGAAACTTAGAAGTATGGTACGAGAAGAAATCAAATCCATTATATCAGAAAAACAGTCAGAAGGTGGATTAGATAAACTTGATGTAAAATTACCAGCTCAAGCACAAAGATTTTTAACTAAGGCGGTCAGCGCGATAAAAGGTGCTAATTTAAATCGTAGGAAACAAATTGCAGCATTAGCTAAAATAATTGATGGTTTGGGGTTGGATAGGAAGGAATTAGCCAGATATATTACTAAAATAAAACGGGAGTTATAGGTTTGGGAAAAATAATAGCTCTAATTTTAGCTTTTTTAGGAATATCAGGCAAAGCATCATCCATAAAACGGGCAAAAGTAAAAAAGATTGATAAAAAATTAAAAGATTCTACTAAAAAGATTAAATCTATCGGTAAAAAGGTTAAAACAGCAAAAAAAGAATCTAAAAATTTGAAAACTAAGGCTGCAGATATAGAAAAAGAAATAAAAAGTGTTAAAAAAGGCAGTAAGAAGCGTAAGGAAATTAAAGATTCAAAAGACGCTGAAGATTTTTTAAGAAAATTTGCAAAAAAATAGGAGTAAATAATGGCAACAGCAGTACAAGGATCATTTGTAGGGAGAACTAAAGCAGTTGAAACTACTCAAAATGCATATGGAGAAGTGGTGCAGGCGGTAGGAGCAAGTACAACCTTTGAAGCTACAGGGTCAAATTTTAGTACAGCATTTATAGTTAATGCTGGAACTAATTATACTTTGACTCCAGTTAATGGTACAGGAACAATTAGCGCAGGATTAGTAACAGGACAAATATATCCAATCGCATTAAAAAAGGTCGTCAATGTTGGCGGTACTACCGTAACTTTATTGAGATAATTGGATCTTTTTAATTATAATGAAATGGATATTAATATTATTAATAACTGCATTTTGTTCTGCTCAAGTTACGCTTACTGATGAAGAATCAAAAAAAATTGCAATAAATGTTCAGAATTTACAGTTTGAAGTAGATTCTTTAAAAAATATTGTAAATCTACAAAATAAGTTGATATATATACATAAGGAAGTTATATTTTCGGACAGTACTCTCACATTAAAATTAGAAGAAAAAATTGATGTTTTAGAAAATGATGTTAAGTTACTTGAAAAAAAAACAAAGTTAGTTAAATCATCTTGGTACGAAAATAAATGGTTATATTTTACATCTGGCGCAATTATATCTGCGGCGATAACGTATACTTTTAATCGTATAACTAATATTTTATAATAATGAATACAGATAAAAAACAAATAAAAGAAGCTATTAGACTCGAATTTAAAAAGTGTGCAAAAGATCCTGTACATTTTTTAAGAAGATATTGTTATATTCAACATCCACAAAAAGGTAAAATAAAATTTGATTTATACAGTTATCAAGAGAAAACTTTAAAAGAATTTGTTAATAAGGATTATAATGTTCTTCTAAAAGCCCGACAGTTAGGTATATCAACATTAACTGCAGGGTATGCATTATGGATGATGACATTTTATGATGATAAGAATATATTGGTTATTGCAACTAAACAAGATGTAGCTAAAAATTTGGTTACTAAAGTTAGGGTAATGCATGCTAGTTTACCAACTTGGCTAAAACAAAAATGTGTAGAAGATAATAAATTGTCATTAAGATATAAGAATGGTTCTCAAATAAAAGCAGTAGCAAGTTCTGAAGAGGCTGGTAGATCAGAAGCATTGTCATTGTTGATTTTAGATGAGGCTGCATTTATTCCTAGAATAGATTCAATATGGACTGCTGCATCTCAAACTTTGGCATTAGGTGGAAGATGTATAGCACTTTCTACACCAAATGGTGTTGGTAATTGGTTTCATAAAACTTGGATTGATGCTGAAGATGGTTTAAATGAATGGAATATTTTAAAGTTACATTGGTCAGTACATCCAGATAGGGACCAAGAGTGGAGAGATCATCAAGATAAATTATTAGGTCCTTCAATGGCAGCACAAGAATGTGATTGTGATTTTGTAACTTCTGGTCAGATGGTAATTGATGGTCGTATATTGGAAGAATATAAAGTTGATCATGTTAGAGATCCAATTGAACGACGAGGAGTAGATAGTAATGTTTGGGTATGGGAACAACCAAATTATACAAAAGATTATGTAGTGAGTGCTGACGTTAGTAGGGGCGATGGAACAGATTATTCAGCATTTCATGTTATGGAAGTAGAAGATTGTAAACAAGTAGCAGAATATAAAGGAAAGATTGGAACTAAAGATTTTGGTAACTTACTTGTAAATATATCACAGGAATATAACAATGCATTATTAGTTATTGAGAATGCATCAATTGGTTGGGCAGCTATACAACAGTGTATAGATAGAGATTATGAAAACTTATTTTATATGTCAAAAGATTTACAATATGTAGATACACAAAAACAAATGACAAATAAAATTTATGGACAAGAAAAACAAATGGTTCCTGGTTTTACAATGTCTATGAAGACAAGACCATTAGTTATAGCAAAATTAGAAGAATTTTTTAGAGAGAAATCTGTTATAGTTTCTTCCCAGAGGTTAATTGATGAATTATTCGTATTTATATATAACAATAATAGGGCAGAAGCTATGTCAGGATATAATGATGACTTAGTGATGTCATTTGGTATGGGATTATGGATACGAGATACCGCTTTACGTTTAAGAGCGGAAGGAATAGAATTACAGAAGAAAGCTATTTCTGGTATAAGTATGAATCCAGCTATATATACTCAAACTGATGAAAATGATAGTTGGAAATGGGAAATTGATAAGAAAAAAGAATCATTAGAATGGTTAATTAAATAAAGAGGTAAAAATGGCTGATACAAGCTTAAGAAATAGATTAAGGAGATTATTTTCAACAAACGTAATTGTTAGGAATGTAGGTGGACGACGATTAAAAGTGGTTGATACTAGTAAATCTCAATATATGCCAACTAGAGGATTGATTGATAGATATAAGAAGATTTATTCTACTGGTGGTGCAGGACTGTCTGGTTATTCAGATAATCAGTTAGTTAAGTCGTTACGACTTGGGTTATTTAGAGATTACGAATCAATGGATGGGGATGCTATACTTTCTTCTGCATTAGATATATATGCAGATGAATCTACGATGAAAAGTGAGTATGGAAATGTACTTGAAATCAATACACCCAATGATAATATTTTTAAAATTTTACATAATTTATATTACGATGTATTAAATATAGAATTTAATTTATGGCCGTGGGTTCGTAATATGTGTAAGTATGGAGATTTCTATTTAAGATTAGATATTGATGACCGTTTCGGTATTAGAAATGTAGAACCTTTATCTGTTTATGATGTAACTAGATTAGAAAACGAAGATCCAGAGAATCCAGAATACGTAAAATTTAAATTAGAATCAGGAACTTCTGGTGGGGCTGCTCAACATTCTATTAGCAGTAGGATAGAAGAATTTGAAAATTATGAAATAGCACATTTCAGATTACTTTCCGATTCAAATTATCTTCCTTATGGCAAATCAATGATTGAAGGTGGTAGAAAGACTTGGAAACAATTATCTCTTATGGAAGATGCTATGTTGATTCACAGAATCATGAGAGCACCTGAAAAAAGAATATTTAAAGTTGATATTGGTAATATCCCTCCTGCAGAAGTTGATAATTATATGAATCAAATTATTGATAAGATGAAAAAAGCACCAGTTGTAGATAAGGCTACTGGCGATTATAATCTTAGATATAATATGCAGAATATTACTGAAGATTTCTTTATGCCAGTTAGAGGTGGAGATAGTGGAACTCAAGTTGATTCATTGCCAGGATTGACATATGAAGCAGTAGAAGATATAGAGTATTTAAGAAATAAATTATTGGCTTCATTACGTATCCCAAAACCATATTTGGGATTTGATGAGAATGTAGGGGAAAAGGCAACACTTGCGGCAGAAGATGTAAGATTTGCTCGCACTATTGAAAGAATTCAAAGAATTGTAATGAGTGAATTAATGAAGATTGGTATTGTTCATTTGTATGCTCAAGGATTTACAGATGAAGAATTAGTTAATTTTGATTTAGAATTAATGAGTCCATCTACAATTTATGAACAAGAAAAAATTTCTTTGTGGAATGAAAAAACTTCTCTTGCGTCATCTATGTTAACTGATGGTTTACTTTCTTCGGAATGGATTTATAAGAATATATTTAAGTTTACAGATGAAGAAATTAAATCAGAAGATAATAAGATTGTATATGATTATAAACAAAAATTCCGTCGAGGTCAAATTGAAAATGAAGGAAACGATCCATCAAAATCTGGCGAATCACAAGGAACACCTTCAGATATGGCGATGGGAAGAACTGGACATGAATTAGAAGATGATGATTTAGGTCCAGAAGGTGGAAGTCCAGAAGGTGGCTGGGAAGGTGCAGGTAGACCCAAGGAACCATCACATTATAAAAAAGACAGTCATATTAGAGGCAGAGACCCATTAGGGGCGCATGAAAAGAAAAAACAAGCATCTAGTAATCCAAAATACGGTAAAATTATGGCTTTAGCACATTTGGATAAGCTTAAGAATACTTTAAAACGTAAATCTGATATAACCCTAATAAATGAAGTTGATGAAATAGATGAAGAGTATAAAGAAGATGTTAATAATAAGTAAAGTTAATCAATATTTAAGAAGTTTTATATTTATTTATGACAAACTATATTGGAGTGATTTATGTCTAAACGATTAAGACACACTAAGATTAAAAATACTGGTGTGCTATTTGAAGTATTGACCCGACAGGTGACTGCGGATATAATGGAAAATGTAGAGTCAAAGGCAGTAGCTTTGATTAAAAAGCATTTTCATAAAAATTCTGCTTTAGGAAAAGAGTTAGAATTATATAATATACTTACTACAGAAACATATAAGCGTCGTGATAAGGCTGATAGATTGGTGGACGCAGTAATTAAAAGTAGACAAAGACTTTCAAATAAAACACTTAGATCAGAAAAGTTTAATCTTATTAAAGATATTAAAGAAACTTATGACGTAGGTGCTTTATTTTCTACTAGAATGCCAAATTATAGACGATTAGCATCTATTTATAAATTATTTTTATATGAAACTACTGGGGAAGATATAAATCCGAAAGAAATTGTAGATTCTAGAGATTATATAGTTGAATCGCTAATTACAGAAACTTCTAAACAGAAACCAAAAAGTGAATTAGCTCAAGAATATATTGATGAGTCTAAAGATGTTAAATTATTAGCCTATACTTTAATGGTAGAAAAATTTAATAAAAAATATAGTACATTAAGTCATGCTCAAAAAGAAGTTTTGAGAAAATATATTAATAACGTATCAAATACAAACTCCTTATCAGAATTTATTGAAGGTGAGGTGATTAATATTAAGGATGCTTTGAAAAATTTGGTACCTAGTGTAACTGATGATATTACTAGTATAAAATTAAAAGAAGTAATTGCACAGGCTGATGCACTTTCGGAGAATAATAAAGGGACTGAAAATAAAGTAATTACTCTAATGCGATATTATGAACTTGTTAAGGAATTAGAAGATGTCTCAAGAAAATCTAAAAAACTTCATTCGTAGAACAATAATAGAATTGTTAGATGATGAAAAGTTGGCCGAAACAACTTTTACTGGAAATGTACCAGGATATCAGACTCCGTTTGCATTTAGTGGAAAGGGGAAAGTTAGTAAGAAGAAAAAGAAAGAGCTAGCTACTAATTCAACTGGGTATAAAATTGTTGAAGGTAAATATCACGATTATAGAAATGATGATAGTATAACACCTAAACAAAAAATTGGTCGATCTATGAGAGAGATTAGAGATCATCTTGCAGAAATTGATAAATTGACTAAAATGAATGTAAGATTGAAGAATGAGATGGATGTTGATTCAAGGTCATATTGGAAAAATACTCATAAGGCTATGCGAAGAATTAGTGAGCGATTAATAAAGTTGGCTAAAAGAGTAGGACAATTATATTAATGTTGAAATTAAAAAATCTTTTATTTACGGAAGATATAAAAGATATAGCAAAGGCTAAAAAAATTAAAAGACAGATTCAAGGAGATGAAAGTCGTATGAGATTACATATGAATGCGTTAGCAGATAGGATGAGAGCTGATATACCGAATGGAAAGTTATCAGACCAATTAACTAACTCATATCAGAAAAATGTAACAAAATTTATGAGAGAAATGATCTCATTAGTAAAGAGGATGAAATAATATGAATCGAGAATTATTAGTAGATTATTTACCTTTTGAAATAACAAGAGAACAAATAAATGAATCTATGAAAGAAAATAACGGTAGATTAGTTGTTCGCGGAGTATTACAGAGGGCAGAAGCTAAAAATCAAAATGGTAGAGTATATCCAAAAGAAGTATTGATGAGAGAAGCTAAAAAATATACGGAATCTTTTATTAAAGAACAACGAGCTTTAGGTGAATTAGATCATCCAGAAAGTTCGGTAGTAAACTTACAAAATGTTTCTCATAATATTAAAGAAATGCATTGGAATAATCATGATTTGGTTGGTACAGTAGAGGTATTAGGAACTCCAGCAGGTAATATTTTAACAGAATTATTTAAAGCAGGTATTAAGTTGGGTATTTCATCTCGTGGAATGGGTTCAGTAGAAACTGTATCAGAATCAGGTGATGACGAAGCACAAGAAGTGCAACCAGATTTTGAATTGATAGCATTTGACTTCGTTTCCAATCCATCTACACAAGGAGCTTTTATGTATCCAATGCAAGAATCAGTAGATCGTCAGAATCCTGTAGGTAGAACTTGTGGTGATTATTGTAAAGCAGAATCTATTATTAATGATATTTTGCGAGGTGCATAATGAAAATGCATGAAACTTTTAGTTGGCGTAAATGGAATGATTTTATTCTTGAAAAGAATGATGTTTTTGAAGAATCGGATTATAAGTTTGTTTTAACTCTACCTAAACAAATTTATGGTGGAATGAGAGCGGTGTTTAATTCAAAGAAGGCAGCAGAAAAATATATGGAAGACAATATTGGTTCAGAAGCTTGGAAGCATGTAAGAATTAAAAAGGAAAGAGTTAAATGAAATCATCATATAAAAATATAATGGAAAGAGAATTGAATGAACTTCCAGCATTTAGTTCACCAGAAGCATCTAAACAAGTTGATATTGATCTTGTTAAAATGTCAAAGATTTTAGGTAAAGCATCAGAACAAGTTATTAAAACTATGATGAATGGAGTAAAAAGTCATAAATATGATGCAATGGATTTACAAAGAGGAATTCAACAGGGTGATGTTCGAAGAACCCATCATGGAGAAATAAATTTTATACAACAATTATGGACTAAGGTAAGAAGTGGATTTAGAAGATACACACCTACTGGAAAATTGAGATAATTATGGAGAATAAAAATGGCTAAAAAGAAGAAAACAACTTTAAAACAAATGGCAGAACATATTATAGCTGGTGGATTTGTATCACAACCTGCAATGATGGATATGGATATATTTAGAACTAAAATTAATCCAAAAAAAGTGGAAGATAAGAAACCTAATATTAAATTAAAAAGTCTTGTTGAAGAAGAGGAAACTCACGCACCAGTCAATGCAGGTAAATTTAATCATGCATTGAAAGCATTTCCAAAATTGGGTGAAGCAATTTATGGTAAACATGATCTAAAAAGTGTTGCTGAAACTCTTTCTTATTTAGCAAAAACATCCAGACAACATGCTTTAAGTGAAACTGAAGAATGGTTTGATAAAATTACTGTTAATCGTAATATGAAAGAATTAGGTGCTCTTTCAGGACAATTTAATAAAATTTCCACTGAAGCAAAATCACTTCAAGAGAGAATGTCAGCTTTATATGAAGATATGGGACATATTATTAATAGATATTATGATATGGATGAAGAAGAAGAGAAAGAATTGGATCCAGTAGGACAGGAAGATGATGATATAGATAATGACGGAGATTCAGATGATAGTGATGAATATTTGAGAAATCGCAGAAAGGCTATTTCAAAATCAGTAAAAAAAGAATCTACAGATCCTTGGAAAGATAGAAATTGGGGTGATCCTTTACCTACTTTGGCAGATTATGTAAAATCTACGTTGAAAAAAGAGGAAAAAGTTGAAGAAGCACAATCATCTGCACAGAAAGCTGCATTTAAAAAAATGTTAGATAAGAAAAAAGGAAAAGATGATGATGATAAAGTTGATGAAGCTGCAGCTGACCCAAAACTTAAAAGTATGAGATCAAAGTTAAGTAAATTAAGACTTAGAATTGCACAAATGGAGAATGAGCCTGGTGGATCTGCAAGAGCTGAAAATCTTAGAAAACAAAGAGATTCTTTAAAAGATCAAATTGCTAAACTTTCAGGATCGGCACCTAAACAGGGAAAATGGTCTAAGAAACTTGGTAAATAAGTGATTAAGTTAAAAGATATTATAAAAGAATCTAAATGGTCAGACCGAAAATGGGGTGATCCGTTACCTACTTTAGAAGATTATATGCCTGAAGCCGTAATGAAATTAAAACCTAAAGGTGGTGGTAAAACAGTTGTATTTAAAGATAAAGACAACTATGATAAGGCTAAAAGTTCAGGTAAGTATATAGACCCCGATAGTACAAAGGGAGATGACGACAAACCATCTGATAAATTTAGTGGTGGAGATTACGAAAGAGATTTTGATGATGACCCCGATGATATTGATAACTTAGATACAGCACTTGATGATGATCCTACTCGTGGAGACCCTGATGATTCTTGGGATGATGAAGAAGGAAGAGCAAAACCAAAAGGTAAAACTGATGCAGATACAGATGATGATGATTTTCATTCTAAGGGTATGGATAAAGCATCAGATTTGGCTAAACAAGGAATGGGCGGAGATACAGGAACTGATGCAGATTTTCAAGGTGAACCACCTGAAGGTGCAAGAGAACCAGATGATGAAGGGGAGCCAGATTTTTATGATCCAGAGGATTATGAAAAAATATATCCTGATAAAACAAAACCAAAAGATGAAGTTGGTGATATAAAATATGGTAAAGGTTTTTCACCAGATAGTGATCATATGTTTGATTCTGTAGCTAATTCAGCACCTGATGCATCTGATAAATATTCTGGAATGGTAGATTCAGCAAAGAGTGGTAATTGGGAAAAATTTAGAGCAGGAATTCATGATATATATGATGAAGATGCGAGAGAACATTTGTTAAATTTAGCAAATCATGTAGATGCTGGAACATATAAAAGCGAATTTCCTAGTGGTAAAAAAGGTTTAAAATTTGGTAGAAAAGAAGTTATGGATATGTTTAGACAGGCGGCTGAGTATGGAGATGAACAATTCGGTGGTGACGAAGATGAAGATGATTTGGAAGACCCAGCAGGTGGTAAAGGTGATGCTTGGATGCATGGTAAATCAGAAGAATCAATTACTATTAATGGTAAACAATATAAAAGAATTTCCGAATCAGTAGAACCTACAGTAT